AAATTTTTGAAGAAAGCCCTTGAAAGAAATTTCTCTGAGCTACATAAGAAAAACTAACACTATTATTAGAAGAGATTTTAAAGCCACACCATTCTTTATCATCATCTTCAAAAGGAATAACTTTATAAAAATTCTTATCTTCCTCTAACCACTCGTTCAATAATAGCTCCTTTATCACAAACCAGTCCTTTGGGCTAATTTCTTGATTAAAAAGGAAAAACTTTTTATCTTTTAGTCTACTACAAAAAAGACAATAAGAACAGTCTTTCAAATTAGTAGAAAAATAAATCTCTTTTCCAGTAGAAACATTGAAAATCCCTAAACTATCTTTTACTTCTTCACAAGAATAGATTCCATAGCAATTTGAAATTTCATTACTATCAAGAATTTTTTTGCTATGCTCTATCTTTGAGGAATTATCAACCTCAACACTACTCATAACATCAGAAGAAGCATTAACATATTGACTATTCTCTACATTTACTGACGAATAGATTTTCTCACTGTTCTTAATGTCCTTGCTAAAAGCCACGTACTTTGACTTAGATATGTCCTCACTGTCTCGGACTCTTGAACTAGAGTCTGTATAGAAGCTCCTCAAAATTATAGAGCTATTTACGATTTCAAAAACTTCTTCGAATTTTTCTACTTCAAGTGGCCCCATTCCTACAAAAGTACGCCAATCACTAAAAAGCTTTGAAAATAGTACTTTTTCTTTGTTCGAAGAGTGATTTTGAACCCACCCCATAGCATCTATAAGTTCCATTGGTTCTTTTGGAAAACCCACCTTTTCCATGAAATTCTTATAAACTTCATAATCAAGAGTTCCTGCTAATTTATCAATAGAAAAAATCATTCATTTTCTCCTTTCTTTACGATTGTTCCATCCAATTTCACTTCTAAATCATAGGGATGGTCATGCTCAAAAACGGCCATTTCGGCACGTTTATTCAAAAGCTTTACAAACTGCTGGACTTTAGGGGTAAGACGGAAATAAGCCACTGGATACTTACTATTTTTCCCCACCAAAGTCGCCCCAAGGACGTCTCTGCAAAAACGAAGATATTGAGCATAAGTCAAGCCTAAAAGGCGTGCCGGCATCAAATTAAAAGACCCATAAATCTTTCCCTCAAAAGGAAAACTCCCATGATTGAGATAAATTGCCTGATAGGTCGCCATATAAGGACTCTCTTCCAGATAAAAATACTTCTTCATAGAGACATCTCCTTCCATAATTCTTTTATTTCATCATACTCTGCCTCAGTCATGTCCAAAAAAGAAGCCCAATCCTGTTTGCGAAAAATTTCAGACACAAACTCAGGGAGGTCTCCACTAAACTTCTGCGTCTCTACCTTTTCAGCAGGCACATAATCCTTTATAATATATTTCTTTACAGTCGAAGCAGAAAATCCTGTTTCTCTCGCTACTCCGGCATAAGTCTTTAACTCCAAATATAGATTATTGAATCTAATAATATCTTCTGGTGAAACTCGCATGTATTTCAACTCCTTTCATTTCTATAAAAATTATACCTCAAAAAATCTAAAAAATCAAATTTTTCCCTATACCTTTATATAAAACGCGCGCTCGCCCGTAAATAACACAAATTTTCTCAAAAGTCAAATTAGCATATAATAAATTTGAATTTTTGGCTATTTTATTATATAATTATAATATAAAAAGTAAAAGGAGAAATATTATGGCAAATTTTCAAATGTATGATTTAGCTGTGAGCAGAACAGCTACAAACCTAATGTCCTATGCAAAACGACATGATAATAAAATCGAACTCAAAAATTTTGACCCCAGCAATCATACTCATATGTACATTTTTGAGGTCGCGCGCCTTGTAAGTAATATCAATAATAGTGAAAAGATTATTTTGGGAATGGGATTCTGGAAGCACTTATTTTCCCCTAAAGATATTCGGCACACTAAGCGCGCGAGGAGTTTTTCCGAGGGAATCGACATCGAGAAGTTTCTAAATTTTACCTTTACGGAAATTGAAGCTACTCCGGATGAAATTTGGGAGGAGTATTACAAATGATTTATATTTATACTGACGGCGCTTGTTCTGGTAATCCTGGACCTGGTGGTTCGGCTTTTATTGCGGTAGAAGACAGTAAAGAAATTTATCGTTGGTCAATGCCAATTCCAGAGGCAACAAATAATATGTGTGAGTTATTAGCTATTCTTGAAGCTTGTAGATGGGCTGAAGAAGTCTGCCCCTCTGACCAAATTACAATTCGAACTGATAGTGCTTATTGCCATAATTGCTATGTTCAAAAATGGTTTCGCAATTGGCAAAAGAATGGATGGAAAAATTCTAAAAAAGAGCCAGTCGCAAATAAAAAACTTTGGCAACAACTTATTCCTTTTTTTGAGGATGAACGGTTTTCTTTTGAAAAAGTAAAAGGACACACGGGCTCAAAAGATTGGAATGATGAGGTCGATAAGTTAGCCGTAGAAGCCCGAAAATCAATCTAAAATTTGCTTTTTGTTTGGATTTGTGATATAAATAAACCTGTAAGCAGGAGAATTTTCTTTTTATGTAAAAAGAAACAAAAACGATATAGAGTAAGAAATAGGTGAAAGCCCTATATAGACTATATGTAAGAAATATAATTACATATAATAATAAAAGAGGTGATTAAATGAGAAATGTCGTTGTTGTCAACGGCTTTCCTTAGCCCAGGTCAGGAAAAGATATTTTCTGTGAAATGGTTCAAAAAATAGTGGAAGAAAGAGTCGGCCCTTATAGTTGTAGAATTATTTCCACAGTTGATTTTGTAAAAGAGGTTGCTAAGTTTTGTGGTTGGAATGGCCAAAAAACCCCTAAAGATAGAAAATTTTTATCAGACCTAAAAGATATTTTGACTCAATGGGATGATATTCCTTATAAAGACATTATTGATTCTTATGTAGGATGTAAAGAAATTTGGAAGCAACTAGGATATAATGAAGAAAAGTGCCTTTACTTTATAATGTGTCGAGAACCAAAGGAAATTCAAAAATTTGTTGATAGAATTGGCGCGCGGACTCTGATAGTAGAGAGGATTGAGGCTGATGAACAGGTTCAATCTAACCATGCTGATTCTGACGTTCATAACTATACTTATAATACTTATATCCATAATGATGGAACTTTGGAAGATTTGGAAAAAATAGCTTATAAATTTACGGATTTATTTTTGAAAGGAGAAAATTGTGAAGGGATTTATTGGTGATATTGATTGGGTCAATTCAGAAAGTATGCGTTATTGGAGCATTCCCGCCTCCTATTCTGAAGAAAAACGAAAGTCAGAAGTGGTAAATGCTATTTATAGTGGAGATTATTATGGCGCTCTGAAAGTTGATGGCTATTATCAGCGTCTCATAAAGGATGAGGATGGAAATTGTTTTATGGTAGCCCGCAATAAAAATGTAAAGGGTGAAGCCGTAAATAAAATTGAATGGGTCCCCCAACTTCAGGATTTTATGGCACAATTACCTAATGGGATCGTTCTCCTAAGTGAATGTTATCTTCCCGGACATGAAGGTTCAAAAAATATTACCTCTCTTTTGGGATGTCTCAAAGATAAGTGCATTGCTCGTCAAGAGAGCGGCCAGAAGCTTCATTTCTATATTTTTGATATCTGTGCCTATAATGGAGTAAATCTAGTAGATACAAAAGCTATCGAGCGCTTTTCTCTTTTGGAAAAAATCTCTACTCAATTAAGTTCTCCTTATGTAGAATGGGCTAAATATTATAATGGGAAAGAATTGTGGAATCGTCTTCAAGACTATCTAGCTTCTGGACGAGAAGGAGTAGTAATTACTCGAAAGGACTGCCCAATTTATTTCAAGCGAACTCCCGCGCATATGACAATCAAAGTGAAGAAAGAACTTCAAGAGACCCTGGATGTGGTAATTATGGGAGCAAACGCGCCGACTCGTCTTTACAATGGAAAAGAGCTTATGAGCTGGAAGTACTGGGAGAACTTATCTACTGGTGAGAAAGTCGAGGACTCTCTATATAAAAATTATAGTGATGGAGATCCCATTGAACCAATTACAAAAATGTATTTTCTTGGTGGCGCTGGCTCTCTAAAAATTGGAGCTTATAAAGATGGGAAGCTGGTTCAGGTTGGAAATCTTAGCGGACTTGAAGAGGAAATTCTATTGAATTGGAAATCTTATCTTGGAAAAGTCATTGAGATTACAGCAATGGAAGTTATGGCTGATAGTTATGGTCTAAGGCATCCGCGCCCTGTTCGCCTAAGAAGTGATAAGATGGCGAGTGAGTGCGACTGGTATCAGATTTTTGGAAATGTATAAAGTTTCATCTTACGAGAAAAAAGTAATTGAAATTCTCAATAGGGAAAAAGTCAAATTTGTAAAGGAAAAAACTTTTGATGACCTTCATCATGGATATTACAGATTTGATTTTTTCCTTCCCGAAGAGAATATTCTTTTAGAAGTTCAAGGACGTCAGCATACGGAATTTACAAAAATCTTTTACAAAAATCGCTCTGATTTCCTAAAAGCACAAGAGAGAGATAGAGAAAAAATAAGTTATTGTCTTTCTCATAAAATTTCTCTTTATTGTATCCCTTGGTGGGACATGGATAAAATTTCTTCGGTAAAGGACTTACTAAATGATGCTTATTTGGCCCGGACCCGTTATCATAATGATAATGCTTATCGAGAATATCTAAAAAAATAGAGAGGAAGTCCCTCGTTTCTACTTATAATTTGAAGTAGAGAGGAGGGATTTCTTTTGACTATCCAAGAAGTTGCGAATAGCCTAGGAGGCATCCTCATTCTAATTTTTCTTTTTTGGCAAGTTTTAGAAAAAGTATGCGGAAATTTTGAATGGTTTCAAAAGATGAAGAAAAAGAAGATCGAAGCTGAAAAGAAAAGGCAGGAAGAGATTGTCCAAAAAACAACTGAAAAAGTTGCCGAACAAATTCTGACCCCTATTATAACAACATTTGAAGAAAAAAACCGTTTGCAGGATGAAAAGCTAGGGATGCTTATTAAGTCTTCTAATGATATGCTTAGGAAAGATATTGTAAGAATTTACTATAAATATTTACCCTATCAAAGAATTTTACAATATGATAAAGAGTTTATTTGCGCCGTTTATCAAGATTATCACGCTCAGGGTGGTAATTCTTTTATAGATGGAATTATGAAAATAATTCGAACTTGGTTGGTTGTTTCTACAGAAGAGGAATTACATCAATAAAAAAAGAGGAGAGGACAAAAGTCCTCTCCCTTTCATTTTCTATTTTACTTACCTTCGCCCTTGATACGAGCAATAACTTCACTAATGGCGCTAGAGCCAGACATAAGTACAAAACCAGTTAGGATTTGACCAGCCATACTTACACTATCTACTAAACCGCAAGCAAAGATTAGGTCTAGACCGAAAGAAAATACCAGACCGAAAGAGCCAATACCAGCAACTACAAGAGTAATCCACTTTCCATAAGAAAGGTTCTCCCATAGAGGATGTGCACGGTCAATTACATACCATAGTACGGCAGATAGCGCAACAATTAAAGTTAGCATCTCCATTTTTCTTTACCTCCTATAATTTTCTACTTATAAGTCAAAATCACTTATAAATTCTCCAAAAAATTGACACTTATTAAAATAAATGATATAATAATATAAGAAAGAGGTGAAAGGAATTGGAGTTAAGTAATATACAGAATACTATATTAGAAGCGACAGAACCAATTATTTTTGTAAGCAGTAGTGCTGGTTCAGGAAAAACGAAAGTTTTAACTGAAAAAGTCCGTCAAAGTATTCAAAAAGGAAAAAGTGTGGTGGCTTTTACATTTACAAATATGGCATCTGGAGAGATGAAAAAACGCCTTCAAGTAGATAATAATGATAATCTATTTATTGGAACTATTCACTCATACTGTGCGCATCTTCTACTCAGAAACGGTGTAAAAGAAGCTGTAAGGTATATGAATGATGAAAAATTTGATGGGCTTTTTCATTTGATGCAAAAGCATCCAGAATGTACACCAAATATTGATATATGTTTATGTGATGAGGCGCAAGATAGTAATGAAATTCAGTTAAAGTTTATTTTTGAAATGCTTCACGCGAAAGAATATTTTATTGTTTTTGATTTACGGCAATCGATATACGGCTTCGCGGGTAGCCGTCCAGACCTTTTGAAGAGATATCAGCAAAAGCTTGGGGCAAAAGTTTATTCTATGAATGAAAATTATCGCTGTTGTCCTGATGTTCTTCGTTTTGCGAAGTCTACTCTTCAAAAATGTAGCATGACTGATGATAGTATTGCTGTACGTCAAATCAAAGGGACAGTAGCGATGAAGCCTTATAGTGAGCAACTAATCCTAGATATGATAAATATTAGTAAAAAATATCATAAATGGGCAGTATTAGCACGAACCAATGCCCAGGTTGATACTATCAAAGATTATCTAGTTGATAATGGAATTCCTTGTGATAGCTTCAAACAGGGAGACCTCAAAAAAGAAGAATTAGATAAAAAAATGGAAGAAAATACAGTAAAAGTTTTGACCGTACATAGTGCAAAAGGCTTGGAATGGGATTATGTAGCCTGTGTGGGGTTGAATCTTTGGAGTCCCGAAGAGTGTAGAGTATCCTATGTTGGGATTACTCGTGCACGAGATGGTGTTTTATGGATGACGCCACAAAGAAAAAAGCGTACAAGAATTACTAATTGGGAGTAAGAATATAATGGCAGTTTTAGTTTTATTGATTTTAGGAATTATTTTTCTTTTACTAAAACAACAAAGAAAAATTCAAAAACTAAAATCTGATACTGATAAATTATATCGAAAGGCTTTAGAAGAAAAATACAAAAATTTAGAAGAAAACGCCCAACAAGAATTTCAAGCGAAACAAAGAAGTTATAATAATGAACTTTCCTATCTTAAAAAAGAATTAGAAGATTTTCGTAGTCGGCGTGATGCCGTAAATGAAGCGATACGACGAGAACGAGAGCTAATCGAAAAAGAAGACTTCTATAAAATCCGACTTACACAAAGTGATATTGAAGATATAAAGCTTTTAGATAGTATGAAAGACCGCTTGTGTCATAAAGAAGTTCTTCCTAAAGTCATATGGGAGAGTATCGCCCGACGCCCTGTAATTGAGATGATAAAGAGGGTTGTCGGGCAGAAAGTTGGAGGAATTTATAAGATTACTTATATTCCAACTGGGGAGGCTTATATAGGTCGAACCGTCAATTTTAAAGATAGATGGCAAGCTCACATTCAGACAGCGCTAGGTATGGAAAAAGTTGCCAGCTCAACGCTTCATACGCATATGGCGCGGAATGGAATTTGGAATTATAATTTTGAAATTTTAGAAGAAGTTCCGAAAGACAAGCAGAGCGAAAGAGAAAAATTTTATATTGATTTGTATGGGACGCAAAAGCAATTAAATATAAAAGCTGGAGGGTGAGAGGAAATTTGATTTTCTCTCATTTTTCTTTTATAATATAATAAAAAGATGGAAGGGGAACTAAATAGATGTACGATTTGCCTACTTTTTATCACTATGAAAATTTTGATGACGTCCTTGGAATTTCTCTTAGGTGTCAATTCCAACGAGTAAGTGATTATCTTCTCTCAAAAGACGATACAATGGCTTCTTTTTATATTAACTCTCAAGACGATGATATTTATGAGGAGGATTGGATGTAATGAATCTTTCAAATTTTGAAAAGCTTAAAAATCTCTCAATGGAAGAGATGGCAGAATTTCTATCTGACCAAATGGCGCTTGAAGGTACAATTTATGACCAATGGATGACAGATACTTTTTGTAATAACTGTCCAGATACAGAAGACTATGATGGGAGCCCAGTAAGTTTTTGTGAAATGAACTATGATTGCCCTTATGGACTTTATCTTCTTAGTAATAAAGATTTGGTAATGCGCTGGCTCTCTTGGGTGGAGGAAAAAGATGACTAAGACTTTTTGTGATTTTTGTGAAACTTATATTCCTAATCCAACTTCTTATAATACTTGGTTTCTTCCAATTTGGGATACTGGTGTAACTGTTCGTGGAGGACGTGGAGATGCAGGTCTTCTTAGTGAAAAAGGAATAGTTTCAGAACAGTTTTGTCTTTGTGATAGTTGTGCCCAGGATATGGCAACTATAATTGGAATGTATAAAAATAAAAGAAAAAGGGAGGAGCTTTAAGCCTCTCCTTCTTATTTCTTATCTTCAGTTGTAGGTGGAACCTCTGCAACAGCACTAGTTGCTACATTATTTAGTAAAGTATCTAATACTTGAAGGTTTTTATTGCCAGCAAGTACGTAGTCTTTTACACTTTGAATTGCTTCTTTGGATGTCATAATATCCCTCCTTTGTATTTATAAGTAGATTTTTGGAAGTTAGTTTTAGGAAATTTGATATTTTTGGAGTTTTGAGGTATAATATTATTATAAATGTAGAAAGGAGTTGGAGAATTTTGAGCTATGATGCTAACTCTATTGAAACTTTGAGTTTCAAAGATGCCGTTCGCTCTAGGGTCGCGATGTACATGGGAAGCGCAGACAACCAAGGTGTACTTCAATGTGTGCGTGAAATCATTACAAATAGTATAGACGAGGCTACAATGGGGTTTTGTAATCGTATTATTGTCGACCTCTATGACGGGAATCGAATAACGGTTCTAGATAACGGAAGAGGCTGCCCTTTTGGTCTGCGAGAGGATGGCGTTGATGCCCTCGAAGCAATCTATACCCTTCCACACAGTGGAGGAAAGTTCAATAACAAAATTTACCAAAATGTGGGAGGCCTCAATGGCACTGGGGCGAAAGGAACGGCCCTGTCGAGCGATAGCTTTCGCGCAATATCAATGAGAGATGGACAGCAATGTGAGTTAGTTCTAAAAGAAGGAAAGAAAGTTTCTCTTACGCTAAGTCCATCAAATAGTCGAGGAACTTTTGTAGATTTTATTCCTTCTCAAGAAGTCTATAACCTCGAACCAATTGACCTCAAATTTTCCGACATAAAAGAAATGTGCCGGAATTGGTCGTATCTTTATCCTTTTTTGACTTTTATTTTAAACAATCATAAAAAAGGAGAAGAAGAAGCTGTTCAATACCAGGCAAAAAATGGCCTCCTTGATTTTATGAAGACTTGTGCAGGAAAGTCTCTGAATAAAACTCCTCTTCATATCATAATGAAGGAAAATGATGTTGAGGCTGAAATTGTAATGTGTTGGACTAGTAGTAGAAATGAGGAATGGCACGTTTTTACTAATGGCCTTGAAAATACTGCTGGTGGAACAAGTCTAACAGGAGTCAAAACTGCGCTAACTAATTACTTTAAGAAAAAAATCAAAGGTGAGGTTTCTCCTGATATACTTCGAAAAGGCTTATTTTATGCTGTCAGTTGTAAAGTTCCTCAGCCGAGTTTTAGCGACCAAACGAAGACAAAAGTAAATAATCCTATACTTCGTGGGCTTTGTCAACGTGCGACGGGGCAAATGTTAGAGGAGTTTGAACGAAAGCATTCTGATGAATTTGAAAAGGTAATGGAACTCCTTACAAAGGAAGCTAAGGCTGAGCAGGTAGCTGAAAAAGCACGTCGTCAAGTTCTTGAAGCGGGTAAAGAAGTTGAAAAGAATCAACGGAAAAAAGTTTTTGCGAGTGATAAGTTAAAGGACGCAGAGTTCTTAGGACAAGATTCAATACTTTTAGTCTGTGAGGGAGATAGTGCGCTAAATGGAATGGCACAGGCCAGAGATGTAGAACATACAGGACTAATGGCCATTCGAGGTAAAATAATCAATTGTCTTTCAAATGATGATGAAAAGATTTTTCAGAATGAAGAAGTTAAACTTCTTTTAAGTGCAATGAATATTATCCCTGGGAAATATGATAGTAAAAAGCTTCGTTATGGAAAATTAGGTATTTGTAGTGATGCGGATTGACCAACGTTGAGTCCGCGTAAAATCCCTTAAATTGCGGGGAACCCCTTAGAGCCTTTTCAACCAAGTTTATATAGGAATATATAAATGGCGTTTAGTAACGGAAACGGTAAGGTAAAATCGAAAAGGATTGGGTAATCAAACGCAACGAAACATCCAGAACGGATGGACGCTCAACGACTATAATAGGGACTTCAAAATTTTGAAGATGGTATAGTCTAATCCCTCAATTCTTTAGAGTTAGGTTCCATAAAAATCTACCTTTATAGAGAAGGTGATGAATATGGGGAAGAACATAAAATTTTTTGACGAGAAAATACAACAACAAATAATTGATGATTATCTAAACAATAAATCAATGAGACAGATAGAAAAAGATTATGGAGCAACTCGTCAGTCAGTAGCAAAATTTTTAGAAGCAAGAAATATAAAAACAATCAAGGGAAATCATTATAGATTATATACACATGACTATGATTATTTTGAAAAAATTGATACAGAAGAAAAAGCTTATTGGTTAGGTTTCATGTTTGCTGATGGTTATATTGTCGATTATTCTAATAGATACGGCGAAGATAAATTCGGTATGACTCTTCATTCAAAAGATGTTTCTTCTTTGGAAGCTTTCAAAAAATCAATTCAAGCGACTAATCCAATTACAGATGTTTCATATAATGGACGAACTTTGAGACGAATTATTATGAGTTCTCAAAAGACAGTAAATGATTTGATTTCTCATGGGTGTGTAAAACAAAAAAGTTTAATTTTAAAGCCTCCAATTGGGGTTCCCGATGAATTACTTCATCATTTTATTAGGGGATTCTTTGACGGAGATGGGTCTCTTTATTGGAATAAAAGTTATTTTCAGGCGCATGAGGGGTGGAACACTCCTTCCTATTCAATTTGTATTACATCGACAAAAGAAATGGTTGAATGGCTAATACAAATTTTAGGAGATGGAAAAATTTATAAAGAAGAGCGCCGAGAAAAAACCTTTTATTTTAAATTGGGCGGAAATATAAAAGTTAGACATTTTTGTAAGTATATATATAAAGATGCTACGATTTTTATGGAACGAAAATATAGCTACTATAAAGAATTGTGTGAAATATCAGGAAACTGAGGGTATAAATGTCAGATGGTTATCATATCGGACTTTTGATTATGAGTTGTTTATTAAAAGTAGCTCCACAATTTATTGAAGAAGGGCGTCTTTGTTGGCTTCGGTCTCCGCTCTTTATTGTTGAGCAAGGAAAGAAGAGAAGCTACTACTTCACTGATGAAGACTTTGAAAAAGCTAAGTCTGAAGGAAAAGTAAAAGGTGAAGTTCATCGCGCGAAGGGTCTCGGTGCACTTGAAGCTCAGGAAGCTCACGAATCAATGTTTACTCCAGAGTTTCAACGACTTGATGTACTAAAGCCAGATAAGGAAAGTTTCTTTTTACTTTATTCTCTTATGGGTAAAGAGGTTGAACCACGAACTAATTTTATTTTTGAAAATGTAGATTTTTCACTTATTCGTGAATAATTTTAGAGAGGAAATTTGATTTTCCTCTCTTTTTTTATTATAATATTTATATAATGAAAAGAAAGGAGTATAAATAAATGGAAATACAAATGACTCCCGTAATAAAAGATTCATTTATCCAATATAGTGGAGCAGTCCTACAATCTCGAGCCCTGGTTGATTCTCGTGATATGTTAAAGCCAAGTGCTCGGCAAATCTTTTACTCAATGTGGCGGAATAAATATACCCATGATAAACCATATGAGAAGACTAATGCTCCTATGGGTGATGCAATGAAGGATTTTTATATTCATGGTGATTCTTCTTGCGTAGGGATAATGATGCGTGCAGGAGAAAGTTTCTGTATGCGCTATCCTCTTACTGAAGTAAAAGGTAATAGTGGCACTCTTATGAGTTCTGGTAGCTGGGCGAGCGAAAGATATACTTCAACAAGATTAGCAGAAACTTGTAATTATCTTTTTGCTGATATTCAAAAAGAAGTAATTGAAGAATGGAGAGATAATTATGCTGATAATCTTCAATTTCCTTCAGTTTTACCAAGTAAGGGCTTTTATAATTTAGTAAATGGATCATCGGGTATTGCTACTGGAATGGCTAGTTCAATTCCTCAGTTTAATATTAAAGAACTTAATGAGGTCCTTATTAAGTTGTTATGGAATCCAGATATACCAGTAGAAGAAATCTTAATTTTACCCGATTTCGCCACTGGCGCGACTCTTCTAAATTCAGAAGAAGTAAAAACTTCTCTAAAGAATGGAACCGGTTCTGCTTGTAAATTAAGAAGTGTAATCGAATATATAAACAAAGATAAGTGCTTTGTTGTATCTGAAATTCCTTTTGGCGTTTATACCAATACTATTTGTCAACAATTAGAAGACATTTTAAATGGTGATGAGAATCCTGGAATTGAGAGATTTAATGACTTAACAGGTAATCAATGTAATCTTAAAATTTATCTAACCAAAAATTCTTCACCAGAAAAGGTTTTAAAGTATCTTTATAAAAACACTTCGCTTCAAAATCATTATACTATAAATATGACAATGTTGGAAGATGGAAGATTTCCAAAAGTATTCGGCTGGAAGGAGCTTCTTCAGTCCCATCTTGACCATGAAAAAAGCGTATATATAAATGGCTTTCAGTTTGACCGTAGGAAAATTCTTGCACGACTTCATATTATTGAGGGCTTGATGAAAGCTATTTCAATGATTGATGAAGTGGTAAAAACTATCAAAAAATGTGCAGATGCTAAAAATGCCTCAATTGGTCTTCAACGCTTACTAGATATTGATGAAATCCAAGCAAAGGCTATTCTTGACCTAAAGCTTTCTCGTTTAACTCATTTAGATATTACAAAGTTAGAAACTGAAAGGTCCAGTCTTGAAACTGAAAAAGAAAGAATTGAAGCCATTTTAGGTGATGAAACTCTTCTCAAAAAAGAAATTGAAAAAGGTTTACGCGAAGTTGCTGAAAAATTTGGAGACGTACGCCGAACAAAAATTTTGAATATTTCAAATGATGAAGAAACAATCGAGCAAAAACAACTGTCTCTTTCTTTCACAAATGAAGGAGCTGTATTTGTTAGCGAAACCTCTACACTTTATTCTCAACGAAGAAATGGTGTAGGCTCAAAGTTTAAGCTTGATAAAGGAGAATTTGTAGTTGATACTCTAATTGGGAACAACACAGACGAAGTTCTCTTTTTTACACAGCGCGGAGCCTTTTATCATTTGAAGATGGGAGAATTCAATATTGGAGAAAAACAATATCTAAATTCATTCCTACCCATCAATGGAGACGATGAAATAAAATCAGCTACGATTCTTTCTAAAGATACAGAGTCCTCAAACATTCTTTTTCTTACAAAGAAGGGAATTTTGAAGAAGTCCGCGCTTTCTGAGTATAATTTACGAAGAAACACTGGCGTTCAGGCTTTAAAGTTAGATGATGATGATTTGATTGCTTCTATTCTCATTTTGAAAAATGAAAGAGTCGGCATCCTTACCGAGGAAGGAAATTTTATTATTATCGAAACTAAAGATATTAGACCTATTGGCAGAGTGGCTCGAGGGGTTGTAGGCATCAAGCTAAATGAGGGAGATAAAGTTGTTTCTGGACGAGTCATTCCTAAAGAAACAAGAGAAATTCTTTCTGTAAGTGAAGATGGATATTCAAAACGAACCGATATAAACGAATTCAAAATTACCGGACGCGCAACCAAAGGAGTAAAGATTCAAAGAGCGGATAATCTTTGTGATTTTTTACCACTTATTGACTCTAGCGATATTCTAGTTGTATCTTCTACTACTCAGATTCGAGTGAAAGTTGAGGAAATTCCTATATTAAGTCGTGGCACACAAGGAGTCAAGACTCTAAAATTGGGGGGAAATTCAAAAGTAATAAAAATCCAAAATTTCTAAGTTTGAAAGTTTGAAAGTTTTGTAAATTTTAGCTATAATATTTATAGAAAGTTGAGAGAGGCATGAAACCTTTACTCATCTAATAATAAAAAAAATAATTTTATATGTAAAAGGAGAAACTAAAATGAAGCTAACTGCTAAGAGTTCTGAAGTATTTGATTATGTGAAGTCTAATGGTGGTCATGTCTCTATTGATGAGATTTGTAATGCCATTGGTCGTGCTTCTCGTTCTGTAGGTGCTAATGTAACTGACCTACAGAAGAAGGGTCTAGTTGAGCGTGAGAAGGTTGAGGTTGAGGGTGCTGAGAAGCCCGTAGTTTATGTAAATCTAACTGATGCCGGTACCACCCTTGTTCCCAGCGACGACGCTGAGTAATTTATTTTAATAATTTGGTAGGAGGAATTTCCTCCTACCTTTTTATGAAAGAACCAAAGTAATTATTGTAAATGTAAAAAGGAGAAAAATTTTATGCTACATGAAGCCGAAAACCGTGTTCGTATTGAAGGTCTACTAAGTGAAACTGATTTAAAGTATGGTTCTTTTGTCAAGAATGGCGAGACAATCGAGACAATTGGAGGAACTATCAAGGTACTTGTTGAGCAAGTTGTAAATGCCGTTCCTCTACATCTTGAAATCCCTGTCCATCTTTTTAGTCAAAAGTATAAGAAGGATGGAGGCCTGAATCCTTCCTATGAAAGCATTCAGCGTGTCAAGGAAGAGTTTATGTCCATTGCGTCTGCTGGTGGGCGCGAAGGTGCCGATAAGATTCGTATTACTGGCGCAAAAATCAAGATGAACGAGTTCTTCTCCAAGGATGGTCGTTTTGTAAGTTCTCCCCGCATTAGCGCCTCTTTCGTTGGTAAGGCTACTGGTGATTTTAAGCCTGAGGCCAGTTTCTCTTTGACTTTTGCTGTTTCTAATATCAATTATGTCGTTGATAAGGACGGTATTGAAGTCGAGCCAAAGAAGCTAGAGGTTACTACTATTGTTCCTAATTGGAATGGTCAGGTTGAGGTAGTAAAGCTATATGCCTCTAATCCTAATGTTATCAATGCTATTACCCAGTATTGGGAGCCCGATTATACTTTTAAGGCTAACGGTCGTTTGAACTTTACCTCTACTACTGAGACTTATATTGAGGATGTAGATTTTGGTGAAGCCATTGAAAAGACTCGCACCCGTAGTATTAGTGAGCTACTAATTACCGGTGGTTCTCAGAGTGCTCTAGAAGGTGAGCAGGCCTTTGATGTTGAGGACCTTGCGCAAGCGATGAAGGCCCGTAAGGCTCGTTTGGAGGCCCAGAAGGTTAAGGATATGAACAAAGTAAAGGGTGAGATGAAGACTCCTGCACCAACTACTTCTCGTTTAGCAGGAGACGATATGGGATTTTAAGGAGGTAAATAGTTATGGCTATTGATATTTTTTCCCTCCAACCCAATAAAATCTCACGCGACTTACGTTCTAAATTCATTCTTTTGGCGGGAGCTCCTAAAATTGGAAAGACTGAATTTTGTGCCCAAAGTGATAAAGCCCTGATTCTTGCAACTGAGATTGGTACAAATGCTCAATCTGGCGTTCGCGCTCTTCCAATTCAGAAGTTTGCTGATTTCAAGCTAGTTCTTCGTCAGTTAGAAAAGCCTGAAGCAAAACAAATGTATTCAACTATTTGTATTGATACTATTGGTATTCTATATGACCTTTGTGAGCAGTTTATTTGTCAGCAAAACGGAGTGAGTAAAATCGGAGATATCCCCTATGGCGGGGGCTATAGTCAAACTTCAAAGGAATTTGAAAATTGTCTTCGTAAAATTACCATGATGGGCTATGGACTCATTATGACTTGCCATCTAAAAGAAACAGCAGATGATGATGGTAAGGTAATTGGTTATAAGCCTGACCTCAATAATCGTTGTTTAAAAACTGTCAATGGTCTTGTCGATATTATTGGAGTTATTACTCAAACCTGGAATGAAAAAGGAGAAAGTGAACGGTGGATTCAAACTCGTGCCACTCCCACTATTACCGCAGGTTCTCGTTATAAATATCTTGAACCTCGCATTCCATTCGGCTTCCATGAGCTTGAACAAGCGGTAGCTAAGGCTATTGATATGGAAGAAAAAAATGGCGGTTTAGTAACTGATGAAGCACCAATCATCCAGGAAGAAAAACTCGACTTCAATGCCTTAATGTCTGAAGCTCGTGAGATTTGGACTACTAAGGTAAATAATGCCCAAACCGATGAAGATAAGGAAGCAGCAGTTCGTGCTATGTCTAAAAAGGTAGAAATGGTATTTGGACGAAAGCTAAAACTGTCGGAGGTTACTGAGGATCAAGTTTCTCTTTTACAGCTTGCTGTCATGGACTTACGTGCGATGTAATCTATAAAACTAAATTAGAGGTAGGAGAAATCCTACCTCTTTTTTGACATTTTTAGAAAAATATGGTATAATATAATAAGATTGGAGGGATATAAATGGCAAAACATTTAGTCATCTGCCGTGCCTGTAAAGAACGTTTTGACGCTCAATTAGCCGGTGCGGATACAGAGTGGGTAATGCCATCTAAAGGATGGTATTATCATAAATCTTGTTATGAAAATCTAAAGAAAGGAAATATTCTAAAAGATAAAGATTGGAAAAAACGTATTTATGATTTTATTGCACACGACTTAAAAGTTTCTTATGACTATCATCTCTGCGAAGCTCAGTTGAAAAAATTCGTCGAGAAAGATAAAATTGGAACTTATAAAGGTATTTTTTATACACTAAAATATTTTTATGAAATTAGAGATGGAGACTGGTCAAAGGGTCATGGGGGGCTAGGGATTATTCCCTTTATTTATGAAGAAGCCACTACCTATTGGAAACAAAGAGAGAACAATGAACGAGGAACTTTGGCTGGAATCGAAGAACAAATCAAGCAACGAGAGTTTCAGCAAAAAGTTCTACTAAAAAAGCCAAAAACTACATCCCAAAAGAAAAAGTCTCGATGGAATTTGGAGGACATTGAATGATTGATAGAAATACAGAACTCCAAATTATTGGAAGTCTAATGAAGCATCCTCAGTATCTAAGTGAGATAGATAAATATACAATAACTCCTACCGATTTCTCCTCAACTTTTACTCGTTATTTATTTGTAGCAATTGATAATTTGTATCGAGGTGGTGCTTCTCATATTACTCCCGTTGATGTTTCAAGTTATCTTGAAAGTACCCCAAGTGGGCAGTTAGTTTTTTCTCAAAATAACGGTATTGAATACCTTCAAGATGCTGAATTTATGAGTGAGCCAGGTAATTTTCTTTACTATTATAATGAACTAAAAAAGTTCAACTTAGTAAGAGACCTCAAACGAATGGGCCTTGACACTAGTAATATTTATTGTGAAAACCTAACTCAACCTAAAGCTTTCGATATAAACCAACGCTTCAAAAATCTTTCAGTAGATGATATACTAAAAGAAGTCAAGAAGAATTTATTAGATGTGGAAAAATCATATATTCAAAACGAAACTGTCCAAACTTGGGAGTTGGAGAACGAAATTGATAATGTAATTGAGACATTTGGTAGTGAAGAAGGTATTGGACTATCAATCAATGGAGAGATTTTTTCATCAATTATAAATGGTGCAGAGCTTGGGGCTCTTACAATACGAAGTCTTTCTAGTGGATGTGGAAAAGCATTACCAAATAGCATAAAGATTCCTACTCCTAATGGTTGGAAAAAAGTTGGAAATATCCAAGCAGGAGATTACCTTTTTGATGGTTTTGGGCGCCCTACGAAAGTTTTAGCTATTTTCCCTCAAGGGGAAAAAGAAGTTTTTGAACTAAAATTCAAAGATGGCCGGACAGCCAGATGTAGTAGAGATCACCTTTGGAGCTATTGTAAATACTCTCAGAATAAGTCTTCAAGAGAAAAACGTAAGTTTTTTACCTCAACGGTTATAGAGCTTCAGAATAGGAAATTGCAACGAGGGGACGGACAGTATACTACTTTATTCCCTATGCAAAAAGCTGTAGAATACCCAAAGAAAAATCATTATCTACCTTCTTATCTTTTTGGTCTAGCTCTTGGAGACGGAAGTTTTCGTCAGCATCCAACAAACAAATCTTTTCAATTCTCAAGTGAGACAGATGAACTTCCAACATACTTTAGTTCCACTATGGGATGGATACTAAAAAAACACTCTGAAAAAAATTATACTTGGTATTTTTCTACTAAAAATAAACAAGAAGGTAGCGAGAAAATAAATATTTGGGTAGAGGATTTATTACAAGAATATCCTGAATTGATAGGAGCGAACAGCCACACCAAATATATACCGACTGATTATCTTGAAGATAGTGTTGAAAATCGGAGAGCTCTACTTCAAGGGCTCATGGATACAGATGGGAGCGTAGATGATAAAGGAAGAACTAATTTTTATACTGTGAGTGAAAGATTGAAAGACAATGTAGTTGAGTTGGCTCAGAGTTTGGGATATAAGACCCATGTCTCAATTGATGCTCATAAAGAAAATACTACCACTTTTATTGTTTCTATTCAAGGAACACCAGAGGAAAAAATAAAGCTTTTTAGGCTACGAAGAAAAGTGGAACGAATTACAAAATGGGCAAACAATGAAAAAAGAAAAGAAGATAATAGTTTTGTTCCTTTGGTCCAAATTAGTGATTTAGGATATAAAGAAGAAATGACTTGTTTTCTTGTTGATAATCCTGAGCACCTTTTTCTAACAGAGAATTTTATTCCTACTCATAATACTAGATTAGCCGTCGCTGACGCGTGTAAATTGGCTTTTCCATTTTTCTATAGTGAAGTAGATGGGAAGTGGGTCAAAAATGGCGCGTGCGAGCCTGTTCTTTTTATTATGACAGAACAGAAACCAGAGCAAATAATAAAAATGATTCTGGCATATCTTAGTGGAGTAGAAGAATCTAAATTTAAGTTCAATACTCTTACTGATGACGAAAGAAAAAGAATTGAGGTCGCGCGCCATATAATCAAAACATATAAAACTTTAAAACTAATGAGAATACCAAATCCCTCTATTGAGCAAATAAAACTAAGTGTTAGAGAGGAAGTAATCCTTTCCCAACGGCGTTATGTCTTTTTTGATTATATTTTTATTTCTCCTGGAGTTTTGAATGAATTTCGAGGGCATAATCTTAGAAATGATGAAATTTTATCATTGATGGCGACAGCTCTAAAAGATTTAGCTATTGAACAAAATGTCTCAATTTTTACTTCAACTCAGGTAAATGCCAAAGCAGATGATAATTCAGAAATACGAAATGAAGCGAGTTTAGCTGGCGGTCGAGCAACAATAAATAAGGCAGATAATGGTATAATCGGCGCGCGACCTACGAAAGATGAAATAGATATACTTCAAAAAGATGGAAATTTGATGGGTGGTATAATTCCAAATCGAGTCTTTGATGTATTCAAGGTTCGGTCGGGTCGTTGGACTCAAGTTCGTATTTGGAGTTATTTCAATACAGGAACATTAAGACTTACCGATTTATTTGTAACTGATGATAGAATGAACCCTATTCTTGATTTTTATGATACTCAGCAAAGGGTTGAATGGGAATTGGATGAAAAAGAACAAAAGTTCTTAGAGGAGATAAATAAGTAAGAAGGGAGATTTCTTTGGATTATAGAGAAATAATTGAAAATCTTACTGATGAAATAGTAGAAAAAATTTTGGATAAATTGGAAATTCCTTGGCAAGACAAAGGAGATTTCCTTTTATGTAAAACCGCGTGTCACAATACTAATTTAGATGAAGCATCTTGGAAGCTTTATTATTATAAAAATACTCATATTTTTATGTGTTATAGCGAATGTGGCGCGCAGAATATCTTTCGTTTTATTGAACATTATTATGAAACGAGAGGAATCACTTATGACTGGCATGAAGATGTTTTAAAATTTGTTCGGAGCTATGGTGAGAAAAGATTTACTGAGACAGAAATCAACGAAAGCTATAAATCAAAAAGAAACGAGTTTATGCTAAAAAAAGAAAGACGAGAGCTTCCAACTTATGAGAAAGGTATCTTAGATGTTTTCATAAAAGAATATCCTGCTGATTGGGAAGAAGAAGGAATTTCTCATAAAGCTATGGATAAATTCAATATTCGTTTTTCTATTGGTCAAAATAAAATCATAATTCCTCATTATAACGCTAAAGGTGGTTTAGTTGGAATTAGAGGGCGAGCACTCAATCAATGGGAGGTAGAAAATGTGGGTAAATATATGCCGGTTCAAATTGAGGGTAAATGGTATTCACATCCATTAAGTTTAAACCTCTATGGTTTGGACAAAAATCTGGAAAATATCAAACGCTATGGAATTTGTTATGTCTTTGAAGCGGAAAAAAGCGTTCTTATGTGTGAAAATTTTTCATTTCCTAACTGTGCGGTTGCCTCCTGTGGAAGTCAATTCAATAAATATCAACTTGATATTTTAATGCGTTGTGCTCAACCAAGAGAAATTGTTATCTGTTTTGATAATGAAGAAAAGCCTGGAAGTGAGGACTATTTTCAAAAATTGTGGAAGATGTGTAGTAAATATAAAAATTATTCAAATTTTTCTTTTATCTATGATAGAGAAAACCTTACAAAAAAGAAGGACTCTCCAGTAGATGAGGGACAAGAAAAATTTGAAGAGCTATTAAAAAGGAGAGTAATTGTGAAGTGAAATATCGGCTAGTAAATCAAGAGATAAAAGAAGACTATGGAAAGAACCTACTTCGCACGCGAGGTATTCAGGATGTTCAAGCTTTCCTTCATCCAACGAAAGAATGCTTACAAAGTTTTGAAGATTTGGACAATTACCAAATGGGAATAAGGGTTATTGAGAAGACGATTTTTGATAAAAAGCCTTATGCTATTATTGCAGATTGCGATTGCGATGGAATTTGTTCTTTTGCTATAATTTATCAATATCTAAAAAGATGGAATCCAGATAAAGAAATTGAATTTTTTATTCATGAAGGAAAACAACATGGCTTTTCTGATATGATGGAGCAATTAGAAAAAAAGGATTGGGGCCTTATTATCGCGCCAGATAGTGCCACGAATGATGGACAATATATAAAGGATTTTACCTGCTCAGTTCTTGTTTTAGACCACCATATAAAAGAATCTGAAAGTGAAATTCCTCCAAATATGATACTTATAAATAACCAAACTTCTAAAAATTATAAAAATAAAAACCTTTGTGGTGGAGGGGTTGTTTGGCAATTTTGTCGAGCCCTAGATGATTATTTTTTGAGAGACTGGGCTTATGATTATATTGATCTTTGTGCAGTTTCATTAGTTGGAGACATGATGAGTATGCTTGAATATGAAAATCAGTACTTAGTTCAAACTGGTTTTCAAAATATCAAGAATATAATGCTACGAGTTCTACTAGATAAACAAGATTATTCAATGGGTGGAAAGATAAACCCTATAACCGTTGCTTTTTATATTGTTCCTCTTATAAATGCTATGATTCGAGTAGGGTCAATGGAAGAAAAATATCGACTTTATCGTAGTTTTATTGAACCAAATGAAATGGTAGAGTGCCATAAGCGTGGAGCCAAAGGAACAATGGAAAGGCTTTGTATAGAGAGTGCGCGTGAATGTACGAATGCAAAAGCTCACCAAGATAAGATGAAAGAAAAGATAGTCCAGGAATTAGAAGTAAAAATCTTCAAACAAGACTTGCTGGAAAATCAAATTTTATTTGTAAGACTTGATGATGATGATGAATTTCCCGCTGAGCTAAATGGACTTGTGGCTATGGTTTTATCGGCAAAATATCATAAACCTACTATATTAGCTAGACGAAATTTTGAAGGTTTTGATAGAGGTAGCGCCCGTGCCCCAAGTAATACAGAATTAACCTCCTTCAAAGAATTTTTATCTAAAACTGGACTTTTTGAATATACGTTGGGCCATGACCAAGCTTTCGGAATTAGCGTTTCTGACAAAAATCTCTCAAAACTTCATGAAATTGCAAATAAAGAGCTTTCTCAAATTGATTTTGGAGAAAATATTTATGATGTAAATTTTATTAGAAAAGCTAATGATAAAGATATAGAAGCCATAATCCTTGATATCGCGCCATATGAGCAGGTATTTGGGCAGCAAAATCCTGAAGCGATGATAGCTATTACTAATTTAGTAGTCTCGCCTAATGAGATAAAAATTATAGGGAAAAATAAAGATACCTTACGAATTGAGAAAAATGGAATTACCTACATCAAGTTCAGAGCAAAAGATTTGATAGAAGAGTTGAAAGGTTTTTCAAATGAAATGGATATTACTTTAGTTGGCAGACCGAATATCAACACTTGGCTTGGGCAAGAATTGCCCCAGATCTTTATAGTAGATATGGAGGTTCAAGATGGAAGATTTTCATTCTAATAGTTGAAATTTTTTGGAATTTAGTATATAATATATATAGAAAATAAAAAGGAGGTTTGTAAATGAGTGAAAGAATCTCATACCCAGGCTCATTGCATGACCACGATGAGACCTCAAATCTTCGACTACGCGATTGTATCATAAAAGTTGAAGACCTAATTGATTATGCCATTGAGCTGGGACATGAAGTAGTAGCCATTACTAACCACGACTGTATCTCTGGAGCTGTTAGAGTTGAAAAATATTATAAAAAGATAAAAGAAAAGCATCCTAACTTTAAAGTCATTCAGGGAAATGAAATTTACCTTTGTCGAAATGGACTCAATGCTTCAAATTATAAAGCTGGACAAGATAAATACTATCACTTTATCTTATTAGCCAAAGATGCTATTGGTCATAAGCAGATTCGTGAAATTTCTACTCGCGCTTGGTTGAGAAGTTATATGGCGCGAGGAATGCGTCGAGTTCCGACTTATTATAATGACTTATTTGAAATTATTGGCGCAGAACCTGGTCATGTAATTGGCTCGACGGCCTGCCTTGGAGGGTGTCTCCCCACTCAACTTCTAAAAGCAAAAGATAATCCAGAATTGATGCCAAAAATCTATAACTGGATAAGCCAAATGGATAATTTATTTGGCCATGGAAATTTCTTTTTTGAAATGCAACCCAGTAATAATAAAGACCAAATTTACGTCAATAAAAAACTTTTTGAGTTATCGAATGAGTTTGAAATTCCTTATATTATCACAACGGATACACACTATCTCAAGAAAGAAGACAGAGCAATTCATAAAGCTTATCTAAATGCCCAGAATGGTGATAGAGAAGTAGATGATTTCTATGCCACGACTTATCTAATGGATACCGAAGAACTCGAAAGTTATTTTGGATATTTTTCACAAGAGCAATTACAAATAGCATATAGGAATATCCTAAAAATAAAAGATATGTGTGAGGATTATAGTCTTCTAAAGCCTTTATATATTCCTCAGCTTCCTTGGAAAGAACCTAAAATTAGTTATGTTCAAAATTGTTGGATAGAAAGAATTCCTTATCTGAAAACATTCGTGGAGTCTGATTATATAGGTGATAGAGCTTTGGCTTGCATGATTGTTGAGGCACTAGAAGATGGGCCTCAAGAATTATGGAATCAAAAGACTTGGGATGAGGTCAATGCTTGTCTTGAAATGACATGGATTTCTTCTAATGTAAATAAAGCACATTGGTCAGCCTATTATCTAAATCTTCAAAGAATTATTGAGGAATGTTGGAAAGCTGGTACGTTGGTTGGACCAGGAAGAGGTTCAGGAGTAGGTTTTATTCTACTTTATCTTTTGAATATAACTCAAATCAATCCTCTACAAGAGACTACCAAAACTTTTAGATGGAGATTTCTGAATCCAGATCGAGTTTCAGTACTTGATGTAGATGTAGATATTGAGGGTGGCCGGCGTGCAGAAGTCCTAAATCATTTACGAAAAGTCTATGGAGATAATCGAGTTTCAAATGTTGCCACTTTTCGTCAAGAAAAGTCTAAATCTGCAATTCTTACGGCTTGTCGTGGTTTGGGAGTGGATGTTGATATTGCTTCTTATCTAGCCTCATTGATTCCCTCTGACCGTGGATTGCTACGAACCTTATCTCAATGTATGTATGGTGATACTGAAAATGATTGGAAGCCAATCAAACAATTTGTATATGAAATGACAGAGAACTATCCTGAAGTTTGGGAAGTCGCTCAAAAAATTGAAGGACTAATTTGTGGGTATGGAATCCATGCTGGTGGAGTAATCTTTGTGGATGAACCTTTTACTAATTCAACCGGACTCATGCGCGCCCCAGATGGAACCATCATTACGGCTTTTGACCTCCATGCGTGTGAGGATGTATCACTTATCAAGTATGATCTATTATCAGTAGAAGCGTTGGATAAAATTCATAACTGTCTAGATTTACTAGTTGATTATGGATATGTTAAGAAGAAAGATACTCTAAAAGAAACCTACGAAAGCGTTATTGGTATTTATAATTTAGAACGAACAGCACCGGATATGTGGAAGATGGTATGGGATCATAAAATCACCAGCTTATTCCAAATGGAAAAGCAAAGTGGAATTAGTGGCATTGCGCTAACTCATCCTCAATCAGTAGATGACTTGGCTGTTTTGAATTCTGTAATTCGTTTGATGGCTCAAGAAAAAGGAGCCGAGCAACCTCTAAATAAGTTTGCTCGTTTCAAAAATGATATTTCTTTGTGGTATAAAGAAATGGAGAATTACGGTCTTACCAAAGAAGAAATGAAAATTCTTGAGCCAGTAGTAAAGATTTCTTATGGTATCTGTGAGTCTCAGGAAAAATTTATGGAGTTAGTTCAGTTGCCTGAGTGCGGAGGCTTCAGCCTTACCTGGGCAGATAAGCTAAGAAAATCTATCGCAAAGAAAAATCCTAAAGCTTTTCTTGAATTACAAGATGAATATTTCAGGATTATAAAAGAAAAAGGATTAGATGAAAAATTCTGTAAGTATGTTTGGAATGTGTTAGTTTGTACGAGTAAAGGTTATGGCTTTAGAATATTGAAGCCCTATATGGTAACATATAGTTAAAAATCACTTAAATTGCGGGAAGTTCCTTAGAGCTTTAATAACCAAACTGTAACGGTAACGTATATAGCGGCCGCGCAGAAAAAGTGCGGGTATGGTAAAATTATTAAAGATTGGATAATCCGCAGCGAAATTTCTTAAAATGATATGCTTTCTCATCTCAAAGGTTACTTATAATTAGAGGTGAGATACAATGGGATATAAAAAATTATCCAAAGAACAAGAACTACAATTGGTTGAAGAATATAAACAAGGGACCTCCGTTATAGAACTAATGAATAAGTATGGTTATAAAACCAAAAAATCAATAACGGACAAAGTAAAAAAATATTATCCAGAGAATTATGAAGAAATAATAAAAGAGGCACAAAATAGTCGCAGGGGTTATGTTTACTCCTTAGAAAAATTAACTTCTCCATTTGATGCTTATTTTGTTGGTTTATTACTAACAGATGGATATGTGTTAAGTGATAGAGATGGATTAGGATTAGATATGACAGACGAAGACGCGATAAGCTTTGTGGCAAAAACGATTGGCACTGACTATAAAAGTTATAATGATGGAATCCACAAAACCAGGTATAGAGTTTTAATTACAATACCTGGCATATCAAAACAAGTTGAACGTTTTGGTATTGTTCCAAATAAATCAATTATTCTGCCAACGCCAAAACTTCTTGATGAAGAAAAACAATTTTTACCTTATATTATTCGAGGAATAATTGACGGTGATGGTTGTGTTTCTAAAACTTCCTATGGCGGCGCGCAATTTTATATATGCACGATGTCTAAAGATTTTGCCATGTGGATTACAGAAGTGTTAAAAAATAATTTCTTCATGGATGATATCGCAATTAGAATGTCTGAAAGCGGTTTGTATAGAATTGAAACTGCAAATCAGTATAATATATTAAAGTTAATCGCAATTGTTTATAATAGACCTTTTGGAATGAATAGAAAGTATAATTATTTAAGAAAGACGTTCAGAGACTATAATAGTGACGCCTTATTAGATAAGGATGATGGTATAGTCCAGACCACAACGATTTAATCGGCATGGGAAACCATGAGTGGTAAAGAATGCATCACATACCTTGGCTTATTCGCTAATCGCTCTTCAAGAAATGAATTTAGCCTATCAATTTCCGATTATTTTTTGGAATTGCGCTTGTCTTATTAGCGATAGTGGAGGAAATGAAGGAGTAGAAGAAGACGAGGAAGATGATACTATTGAAGAAACTTATGTTGATTGTATAGAAGAATTTGAGGATGATAACGACGATGATGAAGATGATGAAGAAGTCGTAAAAGAGAAAAAGAAAAAGAAAAAAACTAAAACTACAAATTATGGAAAAATTAGCTCTGCCATTGGAAAAATGAAGATGTCAGGAATTGATGTCGCGCCGCCAGATATAAACAAATCTACCTATACTTTCTCTCCCGATGTAGAAAAGTCAATAATTCGTTTTGGTATGAGCGGAATTGTAAAAGTAGGCGAAGATATTGTAAAATCAATAATTGAAAATCGCCCCTACTCCTCAATTGATGATTTTCTCTCAAAAGTAAAAATCAACAAGCCTCAAATGATAAATCTTATAAAAGCTGGTGCTTTTGATGAATTTAGTAATAGAGAGAGTTTAATGCAATATTATGTCTCAGAAATCAGTGATACGAAAAAACGGATAACTCTCCAAAATATGAAGATGTTGATTGATTTTGGTTTGATTCCTGATGAGTATGATCTTCAAAGACGAGTCTTCAATTTCAATAAATATCTAAAAAAGATGAAAGTAGGAACTCAGTATTATGGATTAGATAACATCGCAATGAACTTTTATGAAAAGAATTTTGATGTTGATTTTCTAGAACCTTATGACACTGAAAGTGGATTTGCGATTCCTCAAACCAAGTGGGATAAAATTTATAAAGCTCAGATGGATATTATTCGTCCTTTCATAAAAGATAATAACCAATTATTACTAAATGATGTAAATAATAGGCTAATGTCTGATGTTTGGAATAAATATTGTCTTGGGTCTATTAGTAAATGGGAGATGGACAGCGTTTCTTGTTATTTTCATCAGCACGAACTTCAAGATGTCAATTATCGACTATGTGGTTTTTCAAACTTCTTTGAACTAAACGAACAGCCTGAAATTGATAGAATAATTGAAATAAAAGGAAAGAAAATCCCACTTTTTAAGATTCATCGCATTTGTGGTACTGTTCTTGATAGAGATAAGAGCAAAAAAATGGTAACGGTTTTGACTAGAGAGGGAGTCGTAAATGTAAGAGTTTTTGGTGAAGTCTTTTCTTATTATGACAAACAAATTAGCGAACGAGGAGCCGATGGCAAAAAACACGTCATTGAAAAAAGTATCTTCAGTAGAGGAAACAAAATTATTATTACAGGCATCAGGAGAGATAACGAATTCGTTATGAAAAAATATAAGAATACTCCTTATCATGGCATTGAGCTAATCACAAAAATAAACAAAGACGGCACAGTAGAAAGTCAAGGGAGGATTGAACAGTAATGGGAATAATTGGAGTACATGATTACGATTTTTTTACTTACCAAAATGTCCTCCCTAATCTTGAATGTGCGAAACTTTGTGCTTATCATAAGAAAAAAAGAGAAATTTCCGTTCTGGCACCAGAGTTGGCGCCAGAACGCTTCTCTACTCTTTATGTAAGAAAAGATTATGATGATGGAATTTATCCACGAGAGTTATTTGATGATAAGATAATTCTTGGAGGGCGTGCGATACAGCCAGGTCCATATAAACCTCTTCCTCTTGAAATCGAACAAACTATTCCTGATTTTTCAATCTATGAGCGTCATTCTCCTAATTTTTGCCGTATAAAGGATGATGCGCGCCTTTTCAAGAGAATTTTATGGAGCGCGCATATTCGTCTTTCAATTGATGGGAAAAATATAGACCCTTGGCTAAAAAAAGAAGACTATATGTTTCAAAACACAAGATGTCTTATTCTTCACGATTACGATGCTGGTGCTGTTGATGGCGCTTATGATTTTATAAAAGAATGGTTGTATTCTCGAAATAATCTAAATAGTAATACTGTAAAACCATATTCACTTGGAACTAAATTTCCTATACAGGTATCTTCGGAGGAAGAACTACTAAAATGGTTACGACTACCTATTATGGAAGATGTTTTTGGAATACAATATAATAATTTTATGGATGACGTCTTATGTGATAAAATGAGATACTTATGGGATTTAGGAACAAGTCAAATGTCTTATAAAGTTGATGAAGGTTGTAAGGATGAGAATGACTTTTTGATGAATCGCTTGCCTTTAATTCTTCCTCAAGTTCTATTTTTCCATAGACATTGGATAAAAATTTCACTTATATATAATGACACACTAATCACAACTCCTGAATTACAAAATCTTTTTGAAGTCTTGAATTGGTTTATAAGGTCAAAATACTATAATTATAAAGCAGATAGAATCGTTGATTATTGTAAATGGATAGCTAAACATCAAGATCCTTGGAAATGCTGGCGAGCAAAATATCAGCGAAGATGGCCTTCTACCCAAGAAGCCAGGGATGCTTTTCAATATGTTAGATTCAATAACTATGAAGCCTTTAGAATGTTTTATGAATGGAGAAAAGTAATTTTTGATGGGAGGAAAATTATAAATGACTCAAATTGAAATTCGAAGAGCTATTGATTTGAATAATCAACTTATCAATACGCTTCTCACGCCTAATCAGTTTACTCTAAATAATGAGGTTGCGCGCCTTCTACGAGAGAACAAAAACTATCAATCTCAATGCCAACATCATTTTGTTGGAGGATATTGTGAGTTTTGTGATATGGAGGAAAATAAATGACAGTAGAGCAATGGCTAGGAAAAGATAACTTGCTTGGTATTGATATTTGGATGAGAAAATACCGTAAAAACGAAGAATCATTTGATAAATGGTTAGATAGAGTTAGTGGAAATAATGAAGCAATAAAAGCACTAATTATTGAAAAAAAGTTCATTCCTGGCGGACGAATTCTTAGCAATCGGGGAATTACTGATACGCGAGTAACTTATAGTAATTGTTATGTTATTACTCCTCCAGAAGATAATATTGAATCTATTTTTGAAAGTCGCAAAAAATTAGCTCGAACTTATTCTTATGGTGGTGGCTGTGGAATTGACCTTTCTAAATTAGCCCCCGCAGGAGCAAAGGTTCATAATCAAGCAGAACAAACCACCGGCGCGGTAAGTTTTATGCAGGGATATAGCCAAACGACTGAAGAGATTGGTCAAGCCGGAAGACGTAAAATCGCTTAATAAATTATAAGTTTTCGAAAATATATAGAGTAGGAGGCTTCTTAAATGAATAAAGAATTATTAGAAAAATATTTAGAAGATGGATTAACTCATCGTGAAATTGCTCAACTTACTGGAAAAAGTAAGTCAACAGTTGGCTATTGGATTAGTAAATATAAATTAAATGATAAGTCTAAATATGCTAAGCCCAAATACAAAGACCCAAAGATGTTCAATAAAATTGATACTCCAGAAAAAGCTTACATTATTGGATATGCGTTAGCAGATGGATACATCAATAATAATTCTATCGAATTTGGATGTTGCTTAGATGATAAAGAAATATTACAATTTATTGCTAATTATATTGGAGATAATTATAGAGAAGACTTAACATATAAACCAGAAGCAAGACGATTTCCACGAGCAAGAATCACTATTGGCAATTCAGATTTGGTTATTGATTTTAATAAACATTGTTCCTCAAAAGAAAATAAACATTGTCCAATTATCTCTAAAAATTTAGAAAGATATTTGGTGCAAGGGTTCTTTGATGGAGATGGGTGTTTGACCTGGGGACTACGAAAAGATAGAAACAGAATTTGGCAGAAAATTTCTTTTACTTCATCATTAAAAGTTTTAACAGGTATTCAACAAATTTTACTAAAACAATGCGCCATTTCAACAATTATTCGGCCAAAAGCAAACGAAAATTGTTTTGTCTTAGAATTTGCCAATAAAAAAGATGTACTAAAATTTCTAAATTTTATTTATCCTGATGATAATTTTATTATTCTAAAAAGAAAATATAATAAAGCGAATGCCCTGCGTCTTGAATTGGGTGAATTCGGGGAACGCCCAACAACCCCGAGCGAAGCTATCAATTTCAACTAAGAAGTTGATGGAACGTGTAGAGACTAGTGGTTGAGGAAACAATAAGACCACAGTAGCGCCCGAGTTTTATTTTCAAAATAAAATAAGATATAGTCCATATTGGGGGCATTAATGATTAGCTTAGACTGCCATCATCCTGACCTTTTAGACTTTATTGATATAAAGACTTCTCCGGATGCTGTTACTAAAGCGAATATTTCTGTTCGTGTGACTGATGATTTTATGGAAGCGGTAATCAATGATAAGGATTGGGTAATGTCTTTTACTCGTCCAGAAACTAACGAAACTATCACAAAAACAGCTAAAGCTAGAGAGATTTTTGAAAAGTTATGTAGAAACAATTGGGACTGGGGAGAACCCGGAATCCTTTTTTGGGATACCATCTCTAATTATAATTTACTTGAGTATGATGATAGTTTTGAGTATGCAGGTACCAATCCATGCGCGGAGGAGCCCCTTCCTGCGGGAGGTTCTTGCCTTCTGTCAAGTATAAATTTATCGGCCTTTGTAAGAAATAAAGAGTTTAATTTTGACGATTTTGGTGAAACGGTAGCTCATGGCATTATCTATCTAAATGAAGTATTAGAAGAAGGGCTTCCTCTGCATCCATTAAGAGAACAGAGGCAATCCGTCGCAGATTGGCGTCAGATAGGTCTTGGAATTATGGGTTTGGCAGATATGCTTATAAAAATGGAACTTCCCTATGACTCAGAACAAGCTCGACATTTATGTGAAAGAATCGGCCTAGTAATGGCTGACCAAGCTTTATATACTTCGGCTTTTCTTGCTGGGCATAATGGGTCTTATGATAATTATAAATCTTGCGTTCAAAAAAGTGGTTTTCTAAAAAATAACACTTGTGAGAGTACACGAGAAGTAATAGAAGCTTATGGTCTTCGTAATAGTCAGTTACTGACAATCGCGCCAACTGGTACTATTTCTACGATGTTGGGAATTAGTGGAGGAATTGAACCAATTTTTGCCAATTCCTACACTCGAAAAACCGAATCTCTTCATGGTCATGATGAATATTATAAGGTATATACTCCAATTGTAAAAGAATATATGGATGAACATGGAATAAAAGATGAAGCTGAACTTCCTAATTGGTTTTGTACTTCATCAACAATTTCTCCTCTAAATAGAGTCCTAATGCAAGGAGCTTGGCAGAGACATATTGATGCTTCTATTAGTAGTACGGTGAATCTTCCAGAAGAGGCAACTATTGAGGATGTTGAAGAGATTTACCTAAATGCTTGGAAAGAAGGATTAAAGGGTATTACTGTTTTTAGAAATGGCTGTAAGCGACTTGGAATTCTAACGACCGACAGCTCTCAAGAAAAAGAAGAAGAAAAAGGTTTACCTCGTGGAGAAATCATTAGCTGCTCTGATAATCTAATTGGAATGAAGCGACGCCTAACTACTGGTTGTGGTTCTCTCCATTGTACTGCCTGGTTTGATCCCCAGACGGGAGACCTGATGGAGATTTATCTAAATAAAGGAAGTACCGGTGGATGTGCTAACTTTATGGTTGGTCTTTCTCGAATGATTTCCCTAGCTTGTCGCGGTGGCGTAAAAATTGAAGATATTGCCGACCAGCTTCAAAGTACTGGCGCCTGTCCAAGTTATGCTTCTCGGACTGCTACAAAGCATGATACTTCAAAGGGCGCTTGCTGTCCTATGGCGGTAGGTAATGCCCTTATGGAAATGTGGAAGGAGATGAAGGAAAGAATTGAGAAAGGAAATTCAATTATTGCCTTGGCAGATTCCAATTCTCAAATATCAACCTCTGAGAGTAGACCCCCATTCAATCCAGAGACTGATAATGGCGCTAAGTGTCCAGAGTGCGGTTCTGAACTTATACAAGAGGGCGGATGCGTCATATGTAAATCTTGTGGTTGGAGCAGATGTGGATAAGGAGAATTAGTTATGGAAATGACAGTTTCAAAAGAGCGCTTTCAAAAAATTTCAGAAGTTATTGAGAATTTTGATGGTGAAGAAATTAGTTTTAGTTTTTTGATTGGTTCTCTTTTTCCAGATGCTTGGAAGAATATCCAACAAGCTCTAAAAGATGAACATCTGAAAGGCTACTTAGAAGCAAAGGAGGAAGAAAGTTGAGTTCTTTAGATACAACGGTTTGTGATTATGTAGTAAAAAGTTCTCCTACTATAGCAGAATTAATTTTGGAAGAAAGTCAGCGTCAGTCTGAAAATATCGAACTCATCGCTAGTGAAAACTATCCTAGTGACGCTGTTCGAGCAACAATGGCCTCTTGTTTAACAAATAAATATGCCGAGGGGTATCCGGAACTTGACCGCCATTCTGGCCGTCAAGGTCGATATTATGGCGGCTGTCAGACAGTAGATAAACTTGAAGAGTATTGTTGTGACAAGTGGAGAGAAGTTTTTGAAACTGACTATCATGTAAATGTACAACCTCATAGTGGGACGCAAGCAAATCTTAGTGCATATTGTGCAGTATTGGAACCCGGCGATACAGTATTAGCCATGAGCTTGGAAAATGGAAGCCATCTCTCGCATTGTGGCCCAGCTAGTATTAGTGGAAAAATTTATAATCGAGTTGAGTACGGCGTCGATGAAAATGGTTTTATCGACTACGAAGATTTAGAAAAAAAACTTCGATACTATCATCCGAAGATGGTTCTCGCTGGGGCAAGTGCATATAGTCGTATTATTGATTTTAAAAGAATAAAAAATATTATTGATGCAGTTCAGTTAGAAGAATTAGTTGAACGAAAGAATAATTACCGCCCATACTTTATGGTTGATATAGCACATATCGCGGGACTTATTGCTGCTGGACATCACCCCTCTCCCTTTGGCCTAGCTGATATTATTACTACAACCACTCATAAAACTTTGCGTGGACCGAGAGGAGGATTAATCTTTTGTAAGCCAGGACTGGCAAAGAAAGTAGACGGAGCTGTCTTTCCGACCAACCAAGGAGGGCCTTTAATGCATATCATTGCAGGAAAAGCGGTCTGTGCAGAAGAAGCTTTAACCCAGGAATTTAAGCAATATATCTTCCAAGTTCTTTATAATACCTGGATAATGTGTAATGAGTTTAAAGCAATGGGCTATAAAGTAATTACAGACGGAACAGATAATCATCTTTTTCTAATTGACCTTACAAAAAACTTCCCTAATCTCACAGGTCGCGAGGTCCAAGAAGAACTTGATAAACACAAAATTACCCTAAATAAAAATTGTGTTCCAAATGAAAAACGCTCTCCTATGGAAGCTTCTGGCCTACGAATTGGGTGCGCGGCAATGACTACAAAAGGTTGGAATGCAATTCAATTCATCGCAGTCGCTCATAGTATAGATAAGATTATACGAGAGCTCGACCAAAGAAAAATTTGAAAAAAGAATAATTTTATGATATACTTATTATAGTAAAAAGAAAGGATGAGCTGATAGAATGACTCATAGAGAAAAAAGTTTCTTCAATATCGCTAAACAAATGTGTAGACTTTCTAATTTTGATAGGGCAAGAGTCGGCGCGGTAGTTGTTAGTGGGAAGAGAATTTTATCTGCTTCTTGTAATTCTACAAAAACTCGTCCTCTTCAATTTTACTATAATAAGTATCGTAATTTTGAAGATTATAAAAACTCCAATTCTTGTGAACACGCAGAAATTTCAGCTTTGTCTCCATTGATTGGGAAGGAGATAGAATGGAAAGATGTTTCTATTTACACTTATAGAAAATTGAAAACGGGTGAGAGAGCGTGCTCTCGCCCTTGTCCTGCGTGTAGTAAATTGATAAAAGATTTGGGAATTAGAAATATTTATTTTATTGATGAAGATGGAGATTTTGTAAAAGAAAGAAGGATTTAAAAAATGACTAATGCCCCGAGAGATACTTCTAATGGTCTGAAATGGGAAAAGATTTGTTGTGCCAAGAAAGAAGGCATTGATCTTTCAAAGCATAAGCTTTATCAGTACCTAAAGGAACTAAAAATTGATTGGAAGAGCCTTATTTCAAAGAAACTTCTACCTGATGAAGCTTACCTAGTAAACGATGAGCTAAAAATTTATGAAAAGAAATTTCAAAAAGTAGCTGGCTCTGTTGACGAAAAACTTCAAACCTGTGCCTTCAAAATTTCGCAATATAGAAAAATAGCCAAAAGTTTAGGAATTGAAAAAGTTAGTTATATTTATCTCCTAAATGATTGGTTTAAAAAACCGGAATATGAAGATGTTTTACAATATATAAATTCTGTTGATGGGTGTTCTTATCAAATTGTGGAGGTATAATGGGACAGAATAAAGGATATCTAACCGCGAAAACGAATAAACAATCTGATGAATATTTTACTCCAGTAGAAGCAGTGAGGCCTCTTTTAGAATTTCTCCCAAAAGGAAAAATCATTTGGTGCCCTTTTGATACTAAAGATAGTGCATATGTCAAAATTTTTGAAGAAAAAGGTTTTCAAGTTATTTATTCTCATATTGATAATGGAGAAAATTTCTTTTTCTTTGAACCTCCAAAGTATGATATTATAATTTCTAACCCTCCATTTTCTTGTAAAGATGAAATTCTAAAGAGACTAGATGAGTTAGGAAAACCTTTTGCCATTTTATTGCCCTTACCCAGTCTTCAGGGACAAAAAAGATTCCCTTATTTAAAGAACTGTCAAGCCCTTATTTTTGATAAAAGGATAAATTTTTATCAAGATAAAGAAATGACAAAAATGGTAAAAGGAGTTGCTTTTGCTAGTATTTATATTTGTAAAAACTTTTTACCAAAAGACCTAATTTTTAGGGAGGTAAAAAATGAAAATTGAAAATACCCAAGTGTATGGTCTTGAACGAGCAATCAAAACTGCTAAATATCCAAAGGCTATCGATATTGAAAAATTGAATAGTGAGCTTACTCCTGGTATTAGGGCGTGTTTAACTTGTCCAACTGGACAGGGACATGATAACGCTCTAAAAGGAATTATTGTCCAGTTTGATTTAACAATTAGCCAAAATGCCTGGATGCAAGCAGAACGGTATCATTGGTTCGAGATTAATTCAAGTCAAAGCAAGATGCATAAGGCTGTAAAATTCTCTCTAAGAAAGCAATGTAATGCTTATGTAGATAAACGAATTATTGATATTTGCCAAGAAAAGATTGACGAATATAATAGACTATCTGCTTTAAAAGAAAAAACAAAAGAAATTCAAAAACTTATGGAAGAAAAATACATCGAAATTCTTTATAATATTCCAATGGGTTTTGAGCTAACAGCCGGAATGACAACAAATTATCAGCAATTAAAAACAATCTATCAGCAACGACGTCATCATCGCCTACCCGATTGGCAAATGATTTGTAATTGGATTGAGACGCTACCAAGATTTATGGAATTAACACAGAAGGAGAGTAATAATGACTAAAATTAGAGTATTCCCTCATAATGAAAAGGGTAAGATAGAATTTACGAAAGAAGAGCTTCAAAAACTACTGAATGAAGTTTATAATGAAGGTAAAATAGATAGCTATACTATTTCTTATGGTTCTAATATTACAACCACACCTTACTATTATTCTACAATTACTACAAGCAATTCATCAACATCAATTGATAAAAATAATCTTACTTCTTTAAATATTGATGTAAAAGACTAAGGAGAGTATATGAGAACTTATAAAGAAACAACAGAGATTATTTGTTTTACAGAAGAAGAAGCTAAGCAAGTAATTGAAAATTATCGAAAGGATGCTCGTGAGAAAGGATTTACTATTGGTTCAGCAGGATATACCTATAAGACAAAAAAGGCCAAAGGTGAGATTATCGGTGAGCTATGGCTCGTCAAGATAACTGAAATTTTTGGAGAGTTGTGGGAGGAATTAGATGGCTGAGATATTTGATTTTTCTACCCAAAAAAAAATTACCAAAGAAGACGTTCATCAACTATCTTCTATAATAGGAGAACTTTCTGGTAAAGAAGATACCCTTGAAGCAATTGGCGGGCTATTAAATCTTCCCGAAGATAAATTTGCTTTATTAGCTCCTGGTGTTTTAGATAGCTACCTACGAAGTTTGAATAATGCAAATACTCGTTTGCTTTTTGCCCAAGCAATAAATGCTAATGGAGCTACTGTTGAGGATATGATTCAGAATTTTGCCCAATTAGGCCAAAAGATTGATACATTAGAAGGTTTCTCTGCCCAAAAGAAGGATTTTCTGAAGCAACTGGCTAATGGATTAGCTAATTGCATCAGTGAAACTCAAGGAATTGCTAAAAAGTATATCCAAATTCCTTATGAGAAGTGCCGAAAAGGGGTCCGGATGCCTGAATATGCACATATAGATGACAGTGGAATGGACTTATATGCACTAGAAGACTATACTATCCATCCCGGAGAAACAAAGCTAATTCCTACTGGTCTAAAATTTGCTATTCCTAATGGTTATGAATTACAAATCCGTCCTAAAAGTGGTCGTTGTCTAAAAACAAAGCTAAGAGTCGCAAATACTCCTGCAACTATTGACGCAGGGTTCCGCGGAGAAGTCTGTGTTATTATTGAAAATGTGGAGGCCCCCATTCAAGATATTACTTATGAATTTGATGATAATGGCCATCCTATTATTACTTCCATCCTACATGGCGCAGACCATTATATTCATAAGGGTGAGAAATTTGCCCAGTTAGTCCTCGCCGAAGTTCCTAAAGCTAATTTTTATTTGGTAAATAAAGTTATGGAAGATACAGAAAGGGCTGATGGAGGTTTCGGTTCTACCGGACTAAAGTAATAGGAAGTGGGTGAAATTGGCAAAAATTCAAATAGAAGATATAAAAACAGAGTTGTCTAAAGATGGGTGGAATTTAGTTTCTACCGAGTACCATAATTTAGACGAAATTCTCGAATATACCTGTAATGAAGGACACCATGTTTTCGCTCCTTGGAAAAAAATTCGTACTCGGCGCGACTGCCCTTTATGTAAAGAAAATCCACTGGTTTCTTCAGCTTTAAAAGCCATCCCTAAAAAAAAAGATACTTTTAGGATATTAGGATTGGACCAGGCAACAAAAGTTTCGGGCTTTTCTATCTATGATGATAAAAAACTCATCAAATATGGTATTTTTAGTGCTTCCACTGATTTAGAAGAAATTGCTAGAGACCACATCATAAAAGAATGGTTAGTTTCAATTATAAAAACTTTTAGTATAGATTTTGTTGGAATCGAGGGTATTCAGTATCAAGAGAAAATGGGTGTGACTACTTTTGAGACCCTAGCCCGTCTTCAAGGAATTCTAATGGAGACTTGTTTTGATTTGGGAGTTCCTTTCAAAATTGCACCAACAAATACATGGCGCGCTCACTGCGGAGTGAAAGGACGTTCAAGATCTGATAAAAAGCGTTCAATGCGCCAACTGGCAAAAGATTGGTTTGACGTAAGTCTTACTGAAGATGAAGCGGATGCTGTCGGAATTGGAAAATATATAAGTGAAACTTGTTATAAAAAAGTTGAAGTCGTAAATTGGGAATAAAAGAGAGGAGAGCAATAAAGCCCTCCTCTCTTATAATTAGGAATACTTCTTTATTTTTCGTTCAATATCGTCATACCAGTGCTGGAACATTTCATGGGTTTCATGCCACATACATTCTGAAACGGTTTCTTTGTCTACATTCTTTTCTTTAGAAGCTTCATTTTCAAATAGTTTATGGAAATTCATGAAATGTTCTAGTCGGTATTGAGCGTATTTTGCGATTTCATCTGCTAAAGCTTTGTCCTCTTCATGTTTACTGATTTCATAAGCATAGTCAATCATCATTTCTGCATCTTTTAGGTCGTCGTTCATTCCCTTATATAATGCTTTGAATTTTACCATAATTATGCCTCCTTATGCTACTTTAGTTATTACAACATTTACATTAGTAAAAGTTGCAGCCAAGCCAGCATTATTGAAGGTTAGATTAGTGGTATTATTTACAGCACAACAAGAAGGTTTTACTTGGATGAGTTTGGAGAATGCTAAGCTACGCACATCGGTTGTTGAAGCAGAAGAAACACTAGCAGTTGCCCCAGGAACGAGAGTTCCATTATTCAACATAGAGACAATTATCGTACCTGCAGTCGCTCCAGTAATAGCACCTGTCCCATTAAATGTTATGAAGTAGAAACCAGGCTTGTTTAGTGAGAAAGTAGTACTGCCAGCGCTATGAGTTGCAGTACACCCAGTCTGAATACTGTTTATGGCAAAGGAAATATTGCCTCCAGCCACAACCTCTTGAGAAGTATTTGAATAGCTATCAATCATTTTTATTTACCTCCGATACGGATATGTATTCACGGTAAAAGAAAATTAGATACCGCATCCGCAATTATAGCTTGAACCACAAGTTCCGTTGGCGGACTGATAAGGGGAACAAGTAATATATGCGGGCTGAGGGAATGGACGTAGGGTTCCGACTAGAGCAGCAGTCTGAGTTTGCTGAGATAGCTGGAAATTGGCAGTTTGTAGTTCACGGTCACGGTCAGCTAACTTATCGCGTAATTCCTGCATAGTGTTGGAATTGATTAGAGCGCGAGTGGCTTCGCCTTCGGCATGGATGGCGGTTGTGATTTCGCAGGTATTACGATAACCTTCGGCAGAAAGATCTTTAATGCCACCCTTAATTTCACAGCAGCAATTTTGCTGTGCAAAACGGTTCTCAGCTAGCGCGCTCTGGATACCATAGAAGCCATCTTTCATAGCACCTTGATTACCATAGAAACCATCCTTTAGTCCACTATTGATAGCATAAAAGCCATCACATACGCCATTAGTGATACCACGTAACTGACTATTTACATCCTGGTTGTTGAAGCCTTCGAAAAGGTCAGAACGGGTTAGAGAACTCTGAAGAGCTCCGTTATCCCGATTGCCAAAAATACCTCCATTACCACCAAGAAGAGCCAACCAGACGAGATAGATAAAAGGGTTATTCCATGCATTACCCATTCCATCTTGGTCGCGAGTTAGAGCGAGGATATCACCTGCGGATAGTCCTTCATTCATCATTTTTTATTCCTCCATTTATTTATTATAACTTATGCCCCGGACGCAAAAGTTATTTTAAACTTAATATAAAGTTGAGACCTTGTTCGATTTGGTCTTCGGGTATTCCTTGCAAACGAGCCCGTTGAACTAATTGGACAAGGTTTTCTTTTGTCAAATTTGGTATCATTTGTTTCATCTTTTCGGGGTCAATTGGAGGAGTTATTTGAGTTTGAGTTTGGGATTGGTTGTGACCCATATTCATCAAAGCTGATAACATATTAGAGTTCATTTTTTAATTTGCCTCCTCCACCTAATAGTTTTTTAATTTCTTCAATTTGATTTTCAAGTCTTTCTAATCTTGAAGAAACTTCATCATTTTGTAAATTTTGTTTTGTCTCACAAGGAGTAATTGTATATACCATTAAAGATGGAGCGCCATTGACCATAGCTTTTATATACATAAGATTTTCACTTGGACAGATACCAACTGAAATACCGCCACTAACTGGTATGTTGGCAATTTCCATTGAATTATTTAGAGTATAAACATTTCCTTGAGGTTGTGGAAACATCTGGGTTCCTTGATATGAATTTGTAGCATATGGATTATATCCTGCCATTTTATCCCTCCTTTTTCTCCTCTATTTATAAGTGATTAAAAAATTCTTATTCCAAAATAAAAAGAGCCTGCTTTTAATAAGTTCTAATAACCAATCAAAAGCAGGCTTAACTTTTTATTTATTTTTCACAAATAAATGGTAGTAATACAGAAATTTCATCAAGAGAAATCTTTATAGCTTCTAAGCTGTCTAGAGAAATGGAATAGTCTGGAATTTCTAATTCTAGGTTTTGAAGGTCAGTAATTTCTTTTTGACATTCTTCTATCTTATCCTTTGGAATAGAAACATTTTCATTTTCTAAAAAGATAAGATTTCCATTTTCATCCTTTTCGCCGTATTGGGTTACGATTTCTTTAAATCTCTCTTGATAAAATTCTAGCTCCTCGCGCGCTCGTGCGAAGATTTTTGAAAGATTATAAGCAGTACGAATTGGAAGCTTTTGGGGCAAAAGCTCTTTTTCAATATTTAAAGTTGAAATTAGTTGGTAAATTGTAATTTTCATAAATCTGCCTCCTTTTGATTTTATTATATAATAAAATTAGAAAGAAGTCAAGTTTCGTTTGTGATTTCACCGCAGTCAATATTAAAAATGAAGCCTTCTAATGTGCCAGTTTTTAAATTTATCGTAAAAGATTCATTTTCCGACCCAACTTTTCTTAAACGAATTACGGATCTATTAGAAGAAGGAGCAATAACCAAAATATCATTGTCATTAAAAAGAGTGGTATTTATTCCTAAATGATTTGTTCGATAAGCTACTGTTGGAGAAATACCATAAACTGTGTAAGTATTAGAAATTCCAGTTTTAGTTAATTCTACAATTTTTTCCTCGCCTTTAAAATATTTTATGGTAACGGTTAATAAAAGTTCTCCATTTTTAAAATCGTTAATTTTAGAAGTAATATAAGAAAAAGAGCCCTTATTTATATCAGTAAGTGAAGGAGTAGGTGAATCTTTGGTTTGAAGAGAAAAATTTAACGTCTGACTTATTTTAAAAGAATAAGAGCCTGTACTTCTAACCTGAGTATTATCATATCCAAAATCTAAATTGGAAAAAGAAGTAGCAACTTTCCCTTCATCATCACTATAATTTGAATATTCGGCTTTGATAAAAGTTAAAGAAGGAGTAGTACTTTTTAAACGCTTATAAGCAATTTTATTATCCCAACTTGTTGTAATTTCTTTACTCCCATCCAAAATTCTAATAGAAAAATAGCAATCTTCTGAATCTTGAATTTCACCTATTTCTTTTTTTAAGGTTCTAGTAACCACTCTTGGACTTCCAAATTCGATACTCTCGCCAGTATAATTTACAGTTTCTGGACCAATGTAATTTACAAAATTTCCATTTTCCCCTCTTTTTATCAGTACTTCAAAAGTAACAGAATTCATAGAATAGGTTTCAATCGTAAGAGGAATTTCTATATTATATCCTTCATAAAGAAAACTATAAGTTCTTAAATTATTATCTTTCACTTGGTAATTTGCTGTTTCTTCAAAATCAAGGGTTACAAGAGCAGCTTGTCCAGAAATCGCTTTCCCAAAACCATTTGTTATAGTATTTCTTAAAATACCTGTAATTTTTCCTTGACGCTGTTCTTTGGGAATAATATCTTTTAAACTATTAAAAAAAGCTGAGTTATCATTATTAATTCTAGTACTAAAAGTTCTTGTTATATAGTCGCTACTGTTAATTTCACTAACTTTAAGAGGCCGAATAAAATCAGTTATATTTAAAGTGTTATTGTTAATAATTAATTCAGTTTTCCACCATTTATTACTATCTAAATTATAATTATTATAAAAGGTCTCTACACTCCCAAAAGATTTTGACCCCTCAGTAGAAATTTTTAATTCTTGAAAATAACCGTCTGCTGTCTCTAACCCACTAGTAAAAGGTTTTACTAAGAAAGAACTACCACTTGAAGGAGTAGGGTCTAGTATAGGGGTTCTCTTTATACCTTCAATTGTTTTTTCAACGGTTTGATTATTTAAAGATAAGCGTAAAACTATATTATATTCTTTTCCAAATATTAAACTATCAGAAGCTATTAGATTTACATTTACGGATGAAGTATTTAAATCATTTACTGTTAATCTAGAACCCAGCATTATTGTTCCAGAAAAATTGCCTTCGCCCGCCACTAATGAAATCTTACCATTTTTTACAAAATAAGAATCATAGCTAAATAATATTCTGAGTTCATCACCAAAATTATTACTTTGTGTGTGTGGCGCGTTAGAATATGCTCTTTGATTGTAATATGTTAAAAATTCTGGTAAAGGAGGAATTTTATAAATCTTATTTAGCTCTACGCTATTTCCGATTTCATAATCATCTTGAGGAGTTATTTTAAAAGAATAAGAGATATTTTGTGGCAAGTTTAAGGCTCTTGGATAGAAAGTTTCGGTAATTACTTCAGATGTGCCAAGAGATTGATTATTTTTTAAAAGATAAGTTTTTTTGACATTATTCTCACTATAACTAATTTCTATTTTATATTTTAAATTTTTATTTCCTTTTAGATTAAAACTTACCTCTTCCAAAGCACCGGAAAAAATCTCTGTTTTTCTATAAACTGTTGATAAAACTTCTTTTTCAATTTTACAAGTTTCTAATTTTGGTTTTATATTTTTTGAAACTGTTGCAGTTACATAAGAACTACTATATTCTCGACCATCATAAGTCCAAAAATAATAGATTCCTTCTTTGGCTATTATTTCCTTATTGGTAACTACTTCAGTACTTATTGTATTTGAAGAAGTAGAATAGTGTACCGTCTGACCACTTGCACCAAAATTCGCATTTCCAGCCGTAATACCTGTGATAGTTATATTAGAATCAGTAGATTTAAAAACCCAGGAGGTCTTTAATAAAGAGGGAGCATCTGGTCTTTGATTTATTGCGATTACAGAAGAATTAGAGCTATTAGCTAAACCAGTTGTATTGTGCTGACTAACCGCGCGAACCGAGGCCCGTAAATACAGGCCCCGATTAGCTTCGGTAATCGAAATTGTTGTAGAAGAAGATGAAGACGATACTGATTTATATCCACTATAAGTAGATGTTGTTGGAGCAGCTTTGTCTGAAGAAAAATAATAATATACTCCATAACTGGTAATAGCATTGCTTGTTCCATTTTTCGCTCCACTCCAAGAAATAGTAATAGTATCTCCTGGGATAGCGACTGATTGTCCATTATTACTAATAGAAACGGAAGTTGGGGCAGTACAATTAGTCCAAACGGGAGGAATATCATTTATAGTTCCGCTAACTTCAAGATGCGAAGGCATATAACTGTATCCGTCACCAGCATGAAAGACACCAGTAATTTTAAAAGAAGAACCAACATTATAAAAAGTTTTTGAACCAATTGTATATTCAGTTGTCCCAGAAAAGTCAAAAGTGGTCCATGTTTGACTTCCATTGATTCCCCAATAGGCATCTGCCGTATTTGTCCAAGAGTGAGCTCCACTATATCCAGCAACAGTTAAAGTAACTGTTACGCTACTCTGATTAGTATAGGAATAATATGCTCTAATTGTCCAAGTGCCACCATTTTTTGTGGCAGTAGCGGTAAAGACTCCACTTGCCATTTATTTTCCTCCTTTAATCTCCAATAACTTCTTTAACGTATAAGTCATATCCAATTTCCTTTGAGCCAGAAATAACTTTTTGATATAATAGTGATTCGTTAAAGTAAATATTTTTTTCTGCTTTAAAATCCTCAGAAGAAGATGTTAAATTTTCTTCTATTTTAAATTTCTTATTACTATCTCCATCTCCTAATATAAATTCAAATGAATTTTTATTTAAAAGAATTGTTGAACTACTAAATGAAGAATCGCCAGTTTTATAAAATTTAGATATTTCTCCGTTAATATAATTAGTATAATCATCTTCTCTTGCACTAATAGATGAATAAGCTTTTAAACTATTCCCTATAAAATTTGTTGTATCAGCATTAACAGATAAAATTGGAATTTCTTGGTCTAAATTTTTTCGAATTAACCCTTTATCTTTTATTGAAAATAGCTCTTGTTCATTAACGGTAATTTTCCCATTTTCATCTTTAACCGCTTCGGTTTTAAAGACAATTCCTGCCGAAGTATTATAAATATTAAGTGCACCCGTTTGTTTTCCATTGAAATCCCATCCATGAATATTGGCTGTATAAATATCTGCGCCTCTTATTGTGCTACCTTCAATTACAGAATCTGAAAAAACAGAATCTGTAAAATAACCTTTTTTAGCATATAAATTGCCCTTATCTGTAACTTGGAAAGGAGACGCTTGAATTTGTGCGTCTTCTTTACCAGTGGCGCCGGCCCAGAAAACTATTTTCTCTTCATCATTATGTTTTCCAATAGTATATGAAACTCCACTAACAGTATTAACACCAGCATAAGTTGATTGTCCATTATTCGGAACTTTGGTTGTAAGGGTTCCATTTAGAAAGACGTTATCACCATATAAACCATAACCCGCTTCTCCAATTCCAGAAAGGTCACCAATAAATAAATTTGGCTTATCAGGATATTTAATTTCTATTTTTGATTCTGTCCCTTTAATAATAGGAGCGGTTACTGTTAGTCCTCCTCTAAATAGGTGGCAATCTTGAGCTATTACTTCACCATTTACTTCATTTGAATTTACTCCAATTAGAAGTTTATTTTTAATATCTTTTATTTTATCATTTTCATTTTCAATATTATAGAGTTTTATTATTGATAAAGTTTTTCCTATAAATGATTTTCTTTCAATTTTTTCACTACTGAAAGTTACAAAAATTTTAGAACCCTCAACAGAGGTAATTATACCTTCTTCTTTATTGACAAGTATTACATCTTCGACATTTAATTTTATATCTCCGTCATAATTTTCTAATTCAAATTCATAAACTGTTTTATCACTATTATTATTTTCAATGTAATGTGCATTAAAAGAAGGTTTAAAAATCATTATTCCACCGGAAGCCTGAACTGTACTATTTTTAAAGACTACATTTTCAATAGTACCACCTTGCGCAATAACATTATTAAAAATAGCCTGTTCTTTGTCAATAGACCACAATGAGGAGAAAATTTTTGGATTATCAGAATCTCCAGAAATTTTTATATCTCCAAATTCAAGGAGACCGCTAGTTCTCAATTTCAATTTTCCTGCGCTGAGAACGACTCCATTGTGAAGAGTCGGATTTTGAAGATAGGCATTTGCAATTAAATTAGGACTCTCTTCATAATAAGTAGCTATATTTTCTTGATTTGGATTTTTTACGACAGTATAGTTTTCAGTATCTTTATTGTAAATATAATAAGTTTTTCCCTCAACCAAGACAGTATCTTCGGTCGGTATCATTGTTTTTTCTTTGAATGAAATACGGTCACTTACTATTGCACCATTACCTAATTCAATATCTTCTGCAATAATTTTTCCTTGACTTCCTTCTTGTTCTCCACTTATTAAAATAATTTTTTTATCTTTGGATTGGAGTCTATCATCAAGTATGTCAAAACCACCAATTGAACCTTTTGTAGCTTCAAGCAACCCCTTAAAAATACCATCAGTAGCATTTATTGTACCAGTAAAAGAACCACTTGTAGCCTGTATTTCTCCTGAGAAATATGATGAAGTATATTGCTCATAGGCTCCTTCTGGAACTTTATCGCCTTCATTTAGAGTAATTAAAGTATAATTATTATTTAAATCTTTCTCATAATATTTTTTCCCAGCAACAGCTATTGTATCAGAAGTTTCTTTATACTTTTTTTGATTAGCTAGAAGAACCGGTGTACTACCGTCAAATATTGAAAATGTGCCATCATTTAAAATATTTATTCCAGTTGGAGAAATGATTACATTTTCATTAGATAACCCACCATTTGCTATCTTAAAACCGCCAATACTACCACTCGTAGCATTTATTTCGCCAGAAAAAGAGCCATTAGTAGCATTTATCGTACCAGTAAAATTACCTCGTCTAGCTAAAATTGAACCATCGGCATAAACTATAAAACTATTATTAGAATTAAAAACTTGGTCTTGTTCTCCACCCATTGACCCTAAGTTTCCAATAGCAACCCCAGAGTTTTTAAGTTCATAATATCCTACTACCGAATCAATATTAGTAATATCAATTGCTTTATAAATACCGTCGCTATTTTTTTCATAGTAAATTTTTCCAGAAACAGGAGTGGTATCAGAAGTTAATTCATAAATATAATCTGATATTTGTAATCTGTCTTTTAACCAAAGCAAACCACTATTATCTGTTTCTAATGTTACTTTATCCTCATCATTTTTAAAACGAATACCATATAACTCATTATCAATTCTGCCTATTTTAATCTTTTCAATCTTATCCTTAGTAATACAAATATCTTTCTCATTAGAAATTTCAATTTGTTGATTATTTACTCTATTCTTTAAAAAGAAACCACGCCAAGTCATTCCAAATGAGGCAGTATCCCAAACATCTGATTCTTGAGTTGGTTGGAAAGTTTTTGACTCAATTCCATTTATCCCATAAATACCATATTGATCAAAACGTACAAAACGATTAGGGGCAACACCCAGAAGCTCTTTTCCGTCCTCATCTCTTGTAACATCAAAAGCATTGATACCATATTTATCCCAACGAAAGGTAGGATGTGCACCGTCATAGATGGCTATATCATTAGCATTAATTGCTCCTGTGGTAAGATACTGAGTAGCTATACCTTCACCACGAATAGCATTTTTCCAAGTTACTCCACCATCAGTAGAAATAAAAAGACCGCCAGAAGTCAGTTTGGTTCGTTTAGAGGGGTCACGTTTATCGGTTAAAGTTAAACCAGTTGAGTCTTGGAAAATTTCTTCATTTTGAGATTTAAAAACCAGCTCATTATTTATATTGATACTGTTTTGAAGAGTCTCTGTATTAATAACTCCCTGTCCTTCAACTATATTTGAAGCGCGATTATACTCACCAGTAGAATATTGAAGAGATTGAGTGGTAGCAGTTATACGTTGGAACAAGTCTTCAAATTGGGTCTTATAATTTTGAATTGTAAAAGTGTCCTTCTCAGGACTGTCAAACCAAGAAGTAGATTCACTTATAAGAACCTTTTCATGGTAAGGGGTCTTCCAAGCATTTTCGCCTTTAACATATCCAAAAAATTCTTTATCTTCAATAAAAGATATATCTCCTACATTAAATCTTTTTCCTTTGTACTTATCAAGTGCGCTTAGACGAATTACTGAAATATTGTATGAAATTTTAGGTCTAGAACTTGTATATGCGACGCTTTTAGCATCTAAATAATAAAGATTTGGGTCGATATAATCTTGAGAAGTCCAAGAGCCTTCTTGAATAAAACGAGAAAATTTTTGATAAAATTTTTCTTCTAACGCTTTTTTCTTTTCTAAAATTTCTTTATTATTTCCTTCTTCTTTTTTAATCAGCTCATTTAAAGCGGTGACACTTTTATCAAGTAAAGTCAAAGAATTACGGTAACTCTCTAAGTTGTGTTGAGTAGTAATTAATGTGGAGTAGTAATTTTTTGCTTCTGTATAATCAGTTTTATCTTTTAAATAATCTAAAATTTTGGTTTCATCATAAGATGGAAAACCAGTCAATTTACAGAGATTATCTTTTAAAGTAGCAATCTGTTCTTCTGCGGAAGTTACGTACTGATTATAAATTGTTTGAAGACTAGTTTGTTTGGTTAATTCGGTTTTTTTTGCAACTATTTTTTCTGTTCTTTTTAAATAACCGTCATTTAACGCTTTAAGTTGAATATAAAAACCAGAATCGTCATTTTCTGGTAAATAAAGATATTTATTAAGCTCCCCAGAATTCAAAAGCCCTTGAGAAATATAATAGCCGAAATCATAAATATAATTTTCACCATTTTCATTAAAATCACTTTTTGCGATTTCACAAGTTCCATTTTCTGCATATTCTGTTACATTAGGAGCAACAATAATTTTTGATGTTATTTGATTGCTGTCAATAGAACGAGAAATTGTTTTTAAGTCAATTCCATAAACAAAACCGTATCCCAATTCCTCTCCAATATATTCTTTAAAATAAATAGACTTTTGAGGCAACCCATTTTCATAAATTATTCTTCCAGTTGATGAGTCATGTTCAATATTAAATTTTATCCAACATTGAAAAGTCTCAGCTATGCTTTGAAGAATGTTAAATCTATTTGATTTTTTCGCTGTAATACTTCTAATTTTTTCAAATCTTTTGTATTTTCCTTCTTCTTCATAAACCTTAATATAAGAAGTTTGGTTGGTAGTTCCACAGTAGATATATTTAATATCTTCTTCTTTTTTATACTCATTATTAGGAATAAAATACTTGTAATAAGTAACCCCTACTGATTGAGTATCTAAATCTCCAAGATGAATAATTTTTCCATTATATCCTTCTACTCGTTGGTATAATTGAATTTCTTTAATCCAACAAGCAGGCAAATTAATAAAAATACCAGGATGAGCTATTTTTTTACTACGATTCTCGTCCTTATCTTCTTCATAGTAAACACTATATCCGGCAGTTATATCTTTTCTTGGAATAGAATTTACCATTTCTATTTCTAACTCTATTAATGGCTCACCATTTTCATAAACTAATGTATTTTCTGGAAAGCTTTTTCCAATCGTTAAATTTTTTAATTCACTATATCCATCTTTTGTAAGTTCATAATAGATTTTATCTTTCTGAACCACAGTATCAGTAGTATAAAAAAAATCTACTGTTTTACGACTATTTACTTTACAATAGCTAGTTGTATTATGTGCGGGAATATCGCTGGTTTGAATAGAATTAAAATAATCAAGAATTTGAAAATCTATATTTGAATTATCTATTAAAGTGTTAGAAGGCCCCTCCCCATTCGGCTTATAAGCTTTTATTCTTAAAAAGTATTTCTGACCAGTCTGTAACCCATCTTCTAAATAGCTTGCACTATCTTGCAAGCCAGTATTAAATAGCCAGCCTCCATTTGTCTTTAAATAAGTTGTTGAAGAATAATTTTCATCAATAGTCTTCTGTCCAAAAAAAGGAGGATAAAGTTCCCATCCTAGACTTCCTGAGCGCCAGCCGTTTGTATCAACAAATTCTTTTGAATTAGAAATTAAATTTAAAACAACGGTGGGGTCTTTATACTCAACAGTTGAATAACCTAGAATCTTTCCGTATTTATATAATTGTTGATTCACTGCTTCTTCTTTGTTATTAACTTTATTATAATTTTGAGCTTTTTCATTATAGATATAAAAGACTTCTTCTTCATTCCAAGTTTCAGAAGTTTTATAAAACCCGTTAAAAATATAACAGTTCCTATTTAAGGCGCTATTAAATTCTTGAAGCTGTTTCCGTACTAGTCGTTTCCCCCTATAATCTGAAAGCACGCCTATTATCAAATGGCTACTATACCACTCATCTATTGTTGTCCCGATTATTTCAATAGAATAATTAGTATTTTCTTTTAGAAGCTGACTATTATTTTCTGTGTCATAAGAATCATTATATATAAATTGAACATAGCCTTCTTTTTGTTGAATTACAGAATAAAAAACATAAATAGTGTCTCCTTGAACAAAAGGCTTAGATTTTTTATCTTTATCTAGCGCTGAAAAGTCAGATTTTACTGTAACTTCATATAAAGGTTCTTCAATTGTTTGAAGTATATGGTCGCTATTTGTAGTATCAACAACCCAATCTGTCCCTTCAAGAACCTTTTCTGCTAATTCCTGCGCTGTTCCTTGATTGTTATTAAGCTCTTGGTCAAATTCAAGATTAAAGCCTGTTTTTCCCAGTTCATTTACATAGAGGTCTTCACAAGTGTAGGTAATAGACTTACCATTACTGTCTTCTTGTATTCCTTTAATTATAAAATCATACCACTTTTCATTCCATTTACATTTTACTTTCCTTTCATTTATTAAAAGAGCGATAAAAGGATTTTGGACCTTTTTACCAGTTTCATTATCAATATAAGTATAATATAATTTAAAAGTTAATTTGTTAGTCCCATTTATATTCGTTACCAGCTTAGGTTCAAGGGCCCGCGCCTGAGATGACATAATATCTGAACCAATGACACAGATTTTTTCTTCTTCATAGTGCTCTGGAATATCTCCATTTTTGGCCACTAACTTATCTTCCCATAGGCTTATTTCATATTTATTTTTTTTCATAATAAGCCTCCTTAATAATAAATATAATCATATTCAATACTTTTTGGCGCCCCATGAGTCACTTTAATTATATAGTCTTGTCCATCTGCGGGTATTTTAAAAAAATCTCCCTCGGCTATATATCTATTATATAAATTATAAGTTAAAATACCCTCCTTATCAAAGCCTTCAATTAAATTAGTTTTTGTATTAATTTGAAAACCGCTATCTTTTATAGTATCTATCTTAAAATTTTTAAAACCTAATCGTTTTATTGCGTTAGTTGTTTGAGTTGTCGGCATTAGCTCAATAATTAAATTTTCTAGTGCTCCATTGAATTTTAGAATAAAATCAGTATCAAAATCACCAGCATTATATACTCGGACAGTATCATTCTCATCAAAAGTATCATAAATAAATTCAGTGGTCTGCTTACTTGGTTTCATTCCAGAAGCCTCTTTCCATTCATCTTTATTTTTATCACTATATTCATCTAAAAACTTATGAACACTCTTAGCATAAGGATAATAAGCGGTAAAATTTAAAGTCCCTTCACCTTTATAGGTGCGCTCTCCATCTTTCCCAAAGCAAATATACTTCAACTGCGGTTTACCAGATTTTACCATATAATACTTGTAGGGTCTTTCATCAAAAACTAATTTTCCGGGTTCTTTTGTTCCAAAAACTTGCTGTAATTCTCGGAATTGTTTCTCAGTTAGCTCATCAAAAGCAATATTTATACTAAACTGTCTTTGGGTATAATCACTCCCAAAATAGTAAAAACCGTCCCCTCCGGGAACCTGTACGGTCTTGTCTTGAGCAGTAGGAACTAAATCTTCATTATACCTACTACCATCACTCACCCGCACAATTCCCAAACTTTCGGAACGGTATCCATTAAAAGAAAAACCAATAAAATCTCCTTTTAACGCAATAGCCATAATGGTTTCCTCCTTTCCTCAAATTTCTCTAAGGATAAGTGAAGAAACCATTATGGCTTTATAATTATCTGATGAAATTCACCAAATTTACATTGCGATACATGGCACTATCTGTTAGTTCTTGTTTGATTTTCTTGCTTAGGTCTTCAACATCATAGTCATTACTTAGTTCATCAACATTTATATCAATATTGAAATACATATCGCCAACAGACTGAGCATTATTGGAAAGACCCTTCTTATTCATTACAGAACTTAGAATGTCTTTCAATGCAATAAAGTTTTCCGTATCACGTGCATTTAGAATGAGTTCGGGACTTGATTTAGTACCATCTAACCAGGCCGGGCCTGTGAAGTCTGCGATACCACCAGTCTTGTAAGCAGTTAAGTCTTTCTTGCGGAACCAACCAGTATATCCAGAACCTAGTTTATGATAACGAGTTAAATAGTAACCGTTATTTTCATCAAGAACGGTATAGATGGGGTCATTAGCATAGTATTGATGTGCTCCGCCGCCACCGTAGGAGTCAGCGTAAATTAAACTATTGGAATTTGCACGGACACGACTTCCGACAGAAATTTTCTTATTTGAATTATTAGAATTTCCAGAATTATTTTTAGGAGGAGTTACATCCGTTCTACCCGTATAGGTAAAGTCTCCGATAGTAGAATCATAATCAACTCCATTATAGATATTTCCACTTGAATCCTTCCAATTCTTACCATCATAGGTCAAAGTTAAACCATTCTTCATGGTTAAACTCTTATCTACCTTTTCAGCCTTATACATATTCCAGTTAGCATAACCCTGACTCGCTGCAAGAATAGCTTTAGAAATTTCTTCTTGCCAGTTGAGTTGGCCGAACTTGCTCATACCTTTCCAGCCTTCATCTTTTTGCAACAAATTCCAAAGTTGAGAAGCTTGGTTTAAATTCCCGTCTGCGCTGAAACCTGAGGCCAATAACTCATAGGTTTGGTTCCAGAAATCCCCATTCTTTGAAGCATAATCGAGCTGTTTTTGCATCAGGTCAATTTGACGCTCTCGCGCGGTTTGAGCATCATCATTTTGTTGAGTTAGACGCTCTAACTGTTGGTCGATTAGGTTATCTTCATAATTTTGACGGTCATCAGCAAGCTCTTCTTCAAGTTGCTTTATTTCCAAAAGATTTCCATTTGAGGTATCTTGGCGTAAATAAGCTAAACGAGCCTCTTTTTCATTTATATCTTCTTCGGTTTGGGTGTTATCTCTGATTTGACGTTGAAGGTCAATTGAACGTTGGATTGAATCCAAAATTTTAGAATTTGAATCATTTATTTTGTCTGAAAGATCTTGATAGTCATCAATTAGTTGCTGTTGTTGATTTACAATTGCGTCATAGACTTTCTGTTCAAAATCGAGATAATCCTGCATACCTTCCTTTTGAAGTTCGGTTACTTTATCTTTGAAATCTTCGATTTGAGTATCGATATCTTCAATTTGACCTTGAAGTTCTTCTAGGCGACTAATATAAGCTTCAATAGCGCTACCTAAATTTTCATCTTTTACATCATCAATGGCATCCCAGTCAATTTTGAGTAAGCCGGTGTTGGGGTTATAGCTACCATATTTAGTAACACCCCAATCAGCAAATGACTTTATGAGTTCATTACCATCGCTATCTTGGCCTTTGTAAGTTTCAGAAGATAGGGCATTTAGTTGCGTGAGACGACCCGCGCGCAGTTGATTTTGGAGAGCAATTTCTTTTTGAAGAGATTGAAGCTGAGCATTATAATTTTTGCGGAGTTCTCGGAATGTGGAACCACGACGTTCGAGTATGCGGTCATATTCCTTTTCGAGCTTTTCGCGCCGACGTAGAGCTTCATTTATTTCTTCGGTTAGATTGTAGAGCTTATCATAAGGGTTTTCCCACGTGGATTCTTTCTTTTCAGAGGAGGAACCACCAGCAGAACCTTTACCAGAACTACTTCTTGAAGGAGCTACAAAATCATCATAAGAAGACCCTGCTTTAGAAGCGGAAACAGCAGCAATAGCTTTGGTTCTAACTAATTTTCCACCTTTTCCAACGTGCCAGCCTTGTGCCAAAAGACCTTCCATAGATTTGGCAGAAATATATCTTCCTCCAGAATCAAACTCCTCTTCTTCATACTGGATTTTTATTTTTGTTCCAGTTAGCTCTTCAAGCCTCGTTATGGCAGGAGCCAAAGCAGTTTGAACATCTTTTCCTGCATTATAAGCTTGTTGGGCAAGAAGAGTTAATCCCGACTCCAACCCTTCTGTAGACAATTCCGTTCCTATCCCAATGGTTGGATCTAGTCCCTCTACCCAGTTACTAAAATCATCAATGATATCTTCAGAATCTTCAATAAAGAAATCAAGTCCTTCTACCATTGAATCAAGTTTTATTTGCTTTATAGCTTCCCAAAGATTCTGAAAAGCTTGTGTGCCAACTTCCCCGCCTTCCGCCAAATCATAAATATCTTGAGCATACTGTTGAATAAAATTTTCTGTAATTAGTTCTTTATCAACGTTAAAAAGAGTAGAAAGGTCACTCTTAGCACTATCTAAAGCGGCGAAGAAATCAGTTCCTGCACTTTCACCCTGAATTAAAACATCTCGATAATCCTCAATTTTTTTTGTGGCTACTTTGTAACGGTCAGTCAATTTTACTAGTTGGATGGCCTCATCTGCCAATTCTACATTTAATTCTTTAGAAGTATCATTGGTTTCAGCTTTTAGCTTATTATAAAGTTCCATTGCTCCAGTATTCTTAACTAACTGAGCTCCCATTATATCCCTTTGTTCTTCTAGGGTTAAATTCCCAGTATAAGTTCCAAAATCACCAGTTAGGTCATATTGTCTTGAGGCGTTATTAACAAGTTCTTTTTTTACAGCGTCTTTATTATCTGCTAAATTAACAACCATATTATAGGCATCAATCAATTTATTAGCTATACCTTCCTCAGAAAGTCCTTCGGTTGCAATATTCAAAGTCGTCGCTAATTCTTCAAGTTTTTTTCTATCATAATTAGTTCCGCTATAGCCGTTCTCGGCCAAAAGCTTCAAATCCTCAGCCGTTGAACCATCTTCATCAGCATCAATTTTCTTTTTATATTCTTCTCCTTTCTTGACACTATTTTGTAGATTTTCAACAATGTGCCCTCCAATCTGTGCAACTTTCTCATTTATCTGTCTTAACAAGTCATTATTATCTTTTCCAATATAAGTCCATTCATCAATTCCAGTCTGTAAGAAATCAGTATCTGCAAAGCCAGCACTTACTAGACTTTCCTTATTGCTAGAGCTAAAAGTCTTTTCTCCATTTTCAACCAAACTCCGAACTTCACCAAGCTTGGAAATTCTCTCATTTAAAGATTGAATCTGCTCTAAACTCGTAATATAGGGTTTAACAGCGCTATTAGCAGTGGCCCAAAATTTCTCAATTTGAGCTTCATCCATTCCAAGATTTTTCATGAAGTCTTTCGCGTCAAGAACTTGAATAGCATCTGAAAGGTCAATTGAGGAAAGATAATTATCCAAGCGCGCTCTATCCTTTTCTTTTACGCCATCTAAAGCCTCACTATAAGCATTAAGATAGGCTCTTGCATTCTTTGTTGACATTTCATCAACTTGAGAAGCAATATTCGAAAGATTGTTTGCTGAAAACTGGTCTAAGAAAGAACCACTATATTCTTCACCAAATCTTTCAAATTGAGTTTCAACACTCTTAATATTCGCAGAAATAGCGTCAGTTCCACTTTTAGCCATATCCAAAACAGCTTGAGTATTATCTAATCCTAAAATATCTTGTATAACTTTAGCATCTTCATCACTAAAAGTTTTTTGTTGAGCAGTATCCCAACCACTCTTAGTGCCAGTATAAGTTCCTTGAATTCTATTCAGAAGTTCTTGCTGGTCAGGAGTAAGATTGGCTACTTTTTTAGTTATGTTCTCTATTGCTACACCTTTTTCATAGTCTCTTAAAGCATCTTTGATTTCCTCGTCCTTCATGTTTGCTACGGCATCTTTTCCAAAAACTTCTTCTGCTTTCGTTTTTCTTTGAGACGCCGAAAGAGAATTAACTGCTTTATTAGCGTCGGTATTGACTTTACTCTCATAGACATTTGAAGTTCTTGTTTCTTTATGCGTAGTGTTTACTGGGGTTGTATTGCCTCCACTACCTTTCGTATCCTGGACTTCAACTTCATAAGTCATATCTTTAAGAATTGTTTCTGCCAGATTTTGTAAAATACCTTTATTAGCCTCAGTTTGATATTTACTAATTAGACTACTAATCAAAGCGACATTAAGGCTTTCTGTCTTTAGTTTTTCTGCTTCTTCTTTCTTTGCTTTTTCCTCAGAAGTTAGTTCCTTATCACTTCTGATGCCTTTCTTAGTTGTTTCTAATTGTTTATTATTTTCATTGACCTGCGCCATGGCCAATTGTTTATTAGTTGCTTCAATTCTTTTTGTCTGAGCCTTTAAAACGTCTCCCCAGTTATCAATTTTCAATTGACCAGTTGCTTTATCTACTGATACTTTTAATTCAGGAAATTCCTTTTGAAGATTGATAACTTCATTATTAGCTTCTGCTAGAGCTTTTCTCCATTCAAGAGTTCCTTGGGTTAGGGTCTCAAGAGAAGTAGTAAGTTTATCGAACTCAGACTTTTTACTCAATAGCTCATCATAAGCCTGAGCAGCCCCTTCTGCCATTTCTTTTGCTTTTTCAGTTGCCTTAGAGGCTTTTTCAAGTTGAGCTTCAGGAGAATTTTTCTTTATTAAACTAACTATAGCAACCACTGCTGCTACTATTACAGCAAAAGCGGCTACATAAATATTTAAAGTCTTTGGAGCGACATTCAAAACTCCAGAGAGCCAAGTTATTCCTTTTTCTACCGCTGGCAATGCCATAGAAATTCCCATTAAAGCTGCTCCCACTGTTTGTAAAACTTTTCCAAACTCTTCAGCTCCTGGTATTACTGAAGAAATAACTCCACCAAGAATAGTAAGTGACATACCTAATGCCGTTCCCGTCTGAGACAACGATTGCATTTTTTCTTGTTGAAGGGCAATTTGATTAGTATAATCCTTAGTAATTTTTGCGGCCTCTTGTTCTTTTACTCCCCAAGTTACTAATTGATTCTGAAAATCTTCGGCAGAAATCTTCCCTAATTTAAGCTGAGCACTTAGAGAGTTTAATTCTGAAAAATCTTTTCCTAAAAGTTTTTTGTCAATTCCTTTACTTATATCTCCTAAACCAGAATAAACTTGATTTTGTAAATTTTCTTCCATACCAGAAGAAAAAACAGAAAAGGACTGCCCAACTTTATTTAATGAATTACTAAAAGAACTAACTAAAAAGTCTTTCTTCCCTCCAACTCCACCAGCGCTTTTCCACCCTTGTATCCAATTCTTAGCACTGGTTTTGCCATTTTGAATGAAGCTTCTGGTTTGAACTATACTATTAGCAGTTGTGGTTGAAGTTGAAGAATTACTAATATTTCCATTAAAAGCATCTATTTTTCGTTGAATAAAACCGGTTCTTAAAATTTTATCTATTATTGCTCCACCAGCTTTTAAACCAGCGAAAGCAGCTCCAAGAGTAACAACACTTTTAATTAGGCCATTGCCGCCAGAAATTCCGTCAATAATTCCATTAATAGCCGTGAGAAGACCTGTCAATAACGTGACTGCTGCTCCTATAATCTCATTATTAGCAAGCCCCATAGTAAATTGATCCCAAGCATTTTTCAGTTTAGTAAGTTTCGATGCAAGGGAATCAAGAGTCTTTTCAAATTGTTTCTGCCCAGAACCAGTACTATTGTAAGCTGCATTGACTAATTCAGTGGTCTTCGCATAGTCTTGCATAATAGCAATAAAACGAGACTGTTGACGAGAGCCGGCGGCCTGAGTTGCAATATAACGTTGAGTAAGAATATCTAAATCATTCCAACGTTTAGATAAACGTAAAAATACTTGGTCTAAACCTTCATTACCAGCCAAAAATTCATTCATAGAAATTCCAGCCGCACGAAGAGCAGTTTGAACCTTATTTACATCAATAGTTTCTCCTTCTTCATCTTGGCCAGTTAACTGACCTTCGGTATAAAGAGATTTAACTTCTGAAAAACGGCCAATAACCGTTTTAAGCATCGTACCGATAGTTTCTGCTGCTTCACGCGTCGTTTCAATACCTTGGGCCAAAAAAGCAGCCGTTGTTTCAAATTCCATATTAACACTATGAGCAATTGAAGCGGTTTTAGTCATAGCGGTAGAAATTTCTTGAGTATCAGAGGCTGTAATGGCTGCTAATTCAGAATAAACATCATTGACTCTTTGAGCAGAAGTCTCATCCAATTCCATATTGAAACCACGCAATGCAGCTGTCATAGCATCTGTCGCGTTCGCGGCATCCATGCCAGCCACTGCTGCCATTTTAAGAGTTTCAGTTGCTAATTTTATAGACTTATCTAAGTCTAATCCTTGCTGAACATAAAGAGTAGTTGCTGCATAAGTGTCTTTGATAGCCATGCCGAGCTCATTGGCTTGTTCAGTAAAACGAGGTAATTGTGCCCACATATCATTTACTGAAAAATCAGAAACTACTGCAATTTCAGTCATTGCAGCGTCAAGTTCTTTTACTGTTTCAAAAGCGCTTTGAATAGCTCTTCTAAATAATTGAATAGCACCAGTAACAGAAAAGAAATCCATCAATTGATATTTTAATGTTGATAAGTCTTGTGCTGCTCGTTCTGCTGCATCAAAATCATCAGCACTGTCACGAACGGATTGGCCCATTTTTTCTAATTCTGGTTGGACTTCTCCAGTAGCTTTTTCTACCCCTTGAAGGCCGCTTCGAAATTTCTCTAGAGCAGAAGTATTAAGATTACTTAACCAAGCTTCTATATCTTCCTTTTTGGTTAAATCTCCAATGTCTTCCATTGAGACTCCGGCTTGCTGCAAAGCCGTCTTTAGTTTTTTTAAGGCTATGGTAGGATTATCTGTTTGTAATTTACCTATTTCTTCTTCTAGTTTAACAATTAAATCTCTCTGAGTTTGGATATCTTGATTTAATTGATTTAAATCTGATTTAGAAACATATTGCTGAATTTTTTGCTCCAACGTAGCAATTTCGGTAGCAGTTTCTCCAGCTTCTTTTCTAATTTGATTCAAAGAAGTTACAGTACCATTTATATTAACTTCTGTGTCTCCAATCTTTTTTCCTTTTAAACCTTGCGCTTTATAAATAGATTGAACTGCTTCTTCTGTTTGCTTTTGTTCAGCTAACGTTTCTTGCTGTTTTGCTAATCGAGTATTTAATCCTTTTAAATAACTGTCTGCTACTTGTCTTTTGGATTTAGCACTTTTTTTAGTTTGTTCTAACTGTGCTAAGGCTAATTGGGTTTGTTTTAGTTTGTTTTGTTTCTTTTCTAAATCTTCAAGACGTTTTGATTCTTGAGATAAGGTTTTTAAATATTTTTTTGTAGCTTCATTTAATTTTTCAAGTCTTTCTTGTTCTCCCTTTGGAAGAATTTTTAACTTCCCTTCTTTAGAGGCTGTATCTAATTGTTGAATCTCTTTAACAAGTTTAGAGATATCTGTTTGGAGATTACCTACTTCTTTCTCCGCTTGCTTATAATCAGTTTTTCCTAATAGAGAAGGAGATTTATCAGTTAGTTTTTGTAATTTTTTTAATCTACTTTGAATATTATCAAAAACTTTACTAATCTTCTCACTTGATAAATCAGAAAATTTTACTTTATCAAATTCGCTTTGTAATTTTTCAATTTTCTTTTGAAAATCATTTAAATCAGCTGATATACCAAGAGAGATATTGATTTTCTTATCTGCCATTCCTTTTCCTCCTAAAAAATAATCAGCATTAGCTAAAAACTAATGCTGACTACAGTTAGAAATCACTATCTATATCATTGTTCAAAAAGTAAAACTCACTAACATATGAATTTCCTCTTGACCCCACTGGAACGCCAACTCCTTTGAAATTGGCTACGACAGGTGTAGCTTGCGCGCCCAGCCTTATAGATAAGCCAGTCATCAATTTTAGCTTTGGGATTTTTATAAGCCCCGTAACTACCTGACCAGTAGTATCATCCTTTACTCTTGTTCTTCCTTCTAATTCAACAAAACCATTGAAAAGTCTATTACCAACTTTTACAACCTTCGCACCTCCTAGGTAGTTATAAGTATAAGATACCATAACTTCTTTATAGGGCTCGCTAATTTCTATAACTTTTCCTTCTTTGGATAAAGGTAAAATTTTCTTTCCAGTTTCTTTTTCATAGATAAATAAATCTACCGGAATTTCTTTCAGGTGAATTTTATTTCCTCCATCACTTTCCAAAGTTTCCATTTTAGTTACCAAAACTGGCCTGTCTTCCTCAATTTCAAAAAGTTTAGAATTCGTCATAAGTGCGAACTGGTCTTTTGAGAACACACCTTGAGAAAAACTTAGGTCAATTTCTTTCGTAGTTTCCCAAAAAATATGAGGTCGATTGTCAAACCCACCATTAGCGCTTACCCATCGTTTTATTTCATCAAGGCCAGCGATTTGAATTTTATCGAATTTTGCGAGGATTTCTTTTATTTCAATGGTTCTATTCCCAATCTCTATTGGATAAGTAGCTTTTAGGTAGCACTGTTCCAATTCTTTGAAAGAAAACTCGTTCATATTTCCTCCTAAAAAGAAAACGGAGAAGGTCCCCCTCCTCCGTTTCAGTTTTATTCAATTATTCAGTTAAAGAATATTTGATAAGTTTCATCATCTTGCCATCAGCAGGACGCAGAACCTTTAGTTTCATACTGAAAGTAGAGGGATCGCCCTCAGCTTCCATGGCTAGAGTATTCTCAGAAGTCACCTTTGCCTTAGGAATTACTAGTTGGAAGAATTCGTCTTCACCAGTGTCCTCACTACGAGCATAAGTGTCACCAGTGCAATAGTAAGTACCAGGGAAGGTTTCAGCAGATATTACAATTTCAGAAATGTTCTTTCCATTAACTGTACCCGTTAAATAGGCATAAGCGGCCTGAGCCCCTTCTTGTGAAACATTTACTGGAACACCTTTTTCATCATAAAGCTTAACCGCAGAAAGAGTAACTTTAGTACCACGAATTTCAATCTCTGCCGTACTAGCATCAGCCGCTGCATAAGTTAGCTTTTTTACCTGGGCCTTAGGAACGGTCTTAATAATTTCAGCCTCTTTATTAATTATGGGGTCACCACTAGTATCAACAGAACCAAACATGATAGCCATGGACTTTGCAGAGAATAGGGCATCTTCTAGGGTTACATTGATTTCTTTTCCATAATCCCAAGTAATCAATTCAGGATTACCCTTACCACCACGAGCAGAAGTATTTTCAGCAGTTTGCTCAGTGGTAGAAACTTTTAGCGTATCAAGATATAGAACGGGAGCGCCATGACCAACGCTTCCATCTTCATTTTTTACAATCTTATAAAAAGTAAAATCGCAAACTTCCTTGATACCATATCTATCTAGGATAGAAGCCATACTTTATTTCCTCCTATTTCTTATCAGAATTATGTATCCAATATTTTGGTTTTACATCTTTACTACTCGCCCCAGCTAATAAGCTTTTTATATCAACTTCATATTTTTCCTTTTCTTGATATACACCTATTAACTTAGAAAAAGTAGCATAACTCAACTCTCCAACTGTAAGTGGAGTAATTCCAATACCCATACAACAAATTGAAATGAGTAAAGTATCAAGTGTTAGCCCTTCTTTTTTCGCTTTTATTTTATCACGATACCTGGCCTTCGCTTTCATCTTTTTTATCTTTGGATGTTCATTAGGATTAGGGGGGTCAATACTGTCTTCTCCCACACTGTTTCTGATAAGATTTTGAAAGTCAAAAAAATTTTCACTGGTCAAAAAACGCAAGTCGTCTAATGACTGCGCGTCCTCTAAGATTTTTTTCAAATCTCCAACTAAAATCTTTTTTTCTTCATAAATGAAAGAAACTGGTTCGTGAATAAAAAACTCAAAAGCTTTGATAGAAAGAGCTTCTACTTGTTTATTATTAAAAGAAGAATTCAAAAGATACTCTAGTGGAGTTAGAACATTTGACAATTCCATTTCTTTCTCCATGTACTCATCTTCAATTTCTTCTTGGGATAGGGTTAAAAGTTTTCGATAAACTAAAAAATTCTCTTCTGTAATAACCTGACGAATAGTAGGAGAATAGATTTTACAAATCTTTTGGAAATTCGCCGGTTCATTTATCACAAAATGGCAATCAATCATAAGCAATCAAGTCAAAAGTCATTTCATAACAGGACATTTCATCAGTCAGGAAATTTATCTCAAAATCTCCCCCCCGAAGTTTGCCCATTCCATCAATAACTTTTCCATTTAGACTTTTTTGAATTTCACCCATTATACTAAATGGACGAAGATTTGTCCCTTTCATTTTCCATTGAGTCAAAGGAACAAAAACTTCAATAGCTAAAACTAATCTTTGAAATTCAATATTGGGAGAAAGACGAGCGCCATCAACGACTCGTAATGAAATAAGACTTTTTGCGTCTTCCTTCGGTCCTATTCTTGGGACTATTTTTATAAGTTTATCAAAAACTTCATTTGTAATTTGGTCTTGTGTAAGGTCTTTTTTCTCTAAAGGAGCCTTATCACTATAGTATAATAACTTTAGTAAATTTTGATTAGTTGTTAGTCTAACCATTATTTTTTGAAGAAAGGGTCCTAGCTCTTCAAGGTTTCTTACCATCAGCACTTCCTCCTTGTAGCCAGAAGTAATCTTCTTCGTTATCATTTTCCTCCTTTTGAGGAGGAGGTGTCAAATCAAACTCATAAACTGGATCAACAGTCACATATTCTACACCAGGTGAAGATTGAATATCATAACCAGTTACTCGATAGAACTCTCGATATGGTTCTTCACCTATAATAAAGTAATCATCTTTTTTTAGGTACTGCGTCAAAGGCATAACAAAGAAGCTTTCTTTGAGATTTTCGGCATAAATAGTATCCATACGACTACGAGATCTGATTTCATCTCTAAGCATATTGTTTTCTTGACCGTACATATAGGCCCAACTTTCTTGCTCAGAGCCATCACGAGAATGCCAAACTAAATAATGCGTCATACGAAGCATCACATAGCGATTATAGCCACTAGCTTTTATCTCCTCAAGATAATAAACCATCCAAGGCTTGAGTTCATCGTTTTTATCCGGTATCATCAAAATCGTACCAGGCGCGAACTCGACATCAATCTTTACAAGTAAATAGTGAAGAGTTTTGCTGTCATCCTGTTTATATCGTTCGAAACTTCCACTTATATACTCATCATTATATTCAAAATCTACTCGATAAATACTTTTTTGAAGATAGAGATCAAAATTCTGCTCGCGCTTACCTTGGATACGAGATTGGTAATCTAATCCGTATCTGTTCAAGCGTTTTTCATATATATCAAAATAACTCATTTGATTTTCCCAATAAAGTCATACAACTAAAAATTGTACTCCGAAAATAATCATATCGGAGATAACGTAATGAAGAAATCTTATAATACAGAATATAGTAATTGATAGTTCGAGAAGCTTCTGGAATCCCTAATAATTCTGTTAGAATACTGTCCAGAAACTTCTCCCACTCACCTTTCTTTTCAAACTCACACAAAAGTCCAAAAAGTTTATTTTTCAATTTATTACTATACCCTTCAGTAAAATCAGACATCCTGATACTGCTCCGCAAGTAGTCTATATGAAAATGGCTTGCGCTTTGGCGCGCGATAGTAAACTCCTTCTAGACGATGGACTTTTGCCTCTTCCTTCCTTAGAAGTTCAGTAAATTTACCAATAAGATTAGCCTGAGAAAAATCTCTTTCCTCATATAAAGGTTTTACATTTTCCCAAGTTAGAATGGTTCGATTCAACCACTCACATTTCATATAGCAGGCAATAATTTGGATTTCTTCATTATCCAGTTCTTCAAAAAAGTATTGTTCGTCATGTTCAAGAGACTTGCGCGGGAACTTGAACCAAGGTAGCGCGCCGTCTAAGATAGTTAGTAAGTCCTCTTCTACTTCTTCCTGTGTCCAGTTCAACCACTCATCTTCGAGTAGTTTTGTCAGAAAAGCAGAATAGACTTTCTCTAAGGGGGTTCCCATTATTAGCCCTCCTTATCCTCTCTATTCAATCTAATAGCAGTTAGAATATCTTTCCCACAGGCCTTCTTTATAGCATCACACTTACCGAAATCTCCTAGCTCGTTCTTGATAGCAAAATCAGCCAAAGCCAACATCTGCTCATAGTTCAAAGTTTTTAGCTTAGCATCAAACTCAAACTGTGGCATAGCAGTCATCATCCGCTTCATATCATTATCACTTAAAACAATAATATTGACAGGTTCGGTAGCATCTTCGGGTTCAAGGCCTAGTTCCTTCTTTACTTCTAAGTCTTCAATATAAAGCATCCCAGTATCAATCATATACTTAAAGCCACTATCATACATCATTTCTTCCAAAGTTTCTCTTTCGATAGGAATGCTGGCACCCTTATTGGGCCACTCGCGCTTGAAGCGCAAGTCAGAAATATTCACGCTAACAGGGCCTTGATGCTTACTAATTACTCTAATCTTCTCCATTTCAAATACTCCTTTTTACTCCTAAAATTTTTATATAAATCGAGGGAGGGAGTTTGTCCCTCCCTCGAAGAGAATTAGAAACCGTAAGGATTCTCAAAAGTCTGGGGGATTGACGTATTCTGATAAATACCCCAGTTATGATGGGCTAGAATGGCGCAACCCATCTTTTTATAAGCATAAACTTCTAGAGAATTATCACGATTCTTGAAGTCATTGATTTGAGTGTTGCCTTCTAGAACAACCTTTACTACCTTCTCTCCACCAGTGGGTAGAATATAAGCTAGCTGAGGGTCAATCCAGGTCTTGGTGTTGGACTCATCAATAAAGGACTGAGGAATCTGAACAACAGGAGTCCCACGGAAGATATTGATATAACCAGTGTTGTGAATAGCATCAATATCCTGGGGATGGTAAATACCATTAGTAGTATTAGCAATACCACTTACAATGGCGTCAGGACCCATGGCGCCTACAAACTCAGGAGGAGCAAAGATTACAACACCGTTGCCATAAGCACGAACAGTATTGATTACCTTTACCATCTTATCGGCTTCAAAGGTGTTAGAAACTACCTTATTAGCATCAGGACGAGCAGAAGCATTTACAGCGGCACGGAGAGCCTTATGAACCTCATAGAATACGGCATCAGTTAGACCCTCAGTTAGAACCTGCATAACCTCAGCCATAGTCTCAGCGCCATCTAGCATACGCTCAAAGTCGATGGTAGCGCCTCCGCCGACGGCGTGGCCAGCTAGCTCAAAGGTATCACTATCTAGACGGAAGGTCTCATATACACCAGATAGACCAACTTGAGTTAGAAACTTCTTAGCGCGCATCTTACCTAGACGACGCTTGAAGATGGCCTTCTGACCTTGAGGAACAGACTGAACCTCAGCGAATATACCAATGGCATCAATTACCTTCTTGGGCATAATCTCGTCGGCAGTCTTAATTACGATATCATAAATATCATAACGATTCTTCATGAACTGGTTTACGGAACCAGCTAATTCCTTTAGACCATCTAGGAAAGCAGAATCCATATCTACATTCTGATTAGCATAGGTGGCAGGAACAGTACCCTTAGCGCAATGAAGGGCAATTTCTTGTAGCTCTTTAATAGTCATTATAATTTACCCTCCTTTTATTAGTCAGCTAGCACTTGTAGCTTGATGCCCTTTTGGCCATCAGGCATAGTGTCAAAAGCAACAACCTTTAGCTTGGGACCAAAGGTACCAGCAGTAGCAGATAGCTTAGTAGCACCAGAAGCATCAGCCATACCATATACAGGAGTGGTAGCGCAAGCCTTTAGAGCGGTAGTTAGAGCTTCCTCGGTGGTAAACTCAGTATCATCATAACAAACACAGTTAGTGCGATACTTATCACCAACAGATAGGTAGCCTAGACGGGGGAAGAAGTCATCAGAACCATTTAGCTTAAAGTTCTTTAGACCAGGAGTCCGCTCATCATACATATGCTCGGTAGAATAAACTAAACCAATAGGAAGAGACTCGTCTTTGGGTAGCTTCACACAATGATTAGCATCATCAACAGCTAAAAGCATACCATTCTCAACGGGGATATTTGCGAAATCAGTAGCATTAGGAGCACACTGGGCCTCAATACGACCATCACGGCGGAAGGCAACATTATTAAGCTCAACTTGACCATAGCCACTAATTACTAGTCTTTTTGTAGCCATTTTATTTCCTCCAATTACTTGACATATTTAGCTAAGACGGCATCTAGACCTTGTAGAGGCACATCTTTAGGAATTAGACCTTGACGGTCATTTTTGGAAAAAGCAGAGAAACCAGTCTTCTTCAACTCATAAGCTAGCTCCTTATCCAAATCAGATACAGAATAGTTAGCGCTATTTTCACGATAAGTATTTAGAACCTCTTCACTTAGATGTCCTTCATACTCAGCAAATACGGCCTCCTTCTGTCCTTTTTCAATCTGAGCTTTATACTCATTTAGAGAACTGTTTTCTTCTGTTAGTGTTTGGACCTGGGCCTGAGCTTCAGTATATTGAGCCTCAACACCAGCCTTCTCTGCTTGTAAAGTGGAAACTTTACCATTTAGTTCTTCAATTTTGGAACTAAAATTAGAATTTTCTTCTTTTAGGGTTTCAACATTTGCCAAATCCTCATTTACAAGTTCGTATGTACCACCATTCAATTGACGTAAGGTATCAACAGTTTGCTTTTCATTTTCAGTTACATCAATAATATAGACTTGGGTACGCTCGCCTAGCTCAACACTATCAGTCTCATCATTCTTTGTATAATGAACTCGCTCATACTTGCCGCTCTCATAATTATAGGCTAGAGCGTAGTCATCAAAAACTTCACAAATAGCATAGCTAACTGTCCAGTTTCCTTCCTCATTATACTCGGTGTTCAAGAGAGACCAAAGAGCATCATGCTTTTGGCTATCGGAAAGTTTGAAATTTATTTCCATCGTCTCTGTTCCTCCATTTTTAGTATAAATAGCTTCAATTTCTTGAATCCTCTTTATAACTTTATCAATACTAGTTTGAAGTTCGAAGAAGCTCGCGCCTTCAAAGCAAGGTTCAACGTCATCTCCTAAAACTTGGAGACCTAAAAAGCATCCCTCATCAAACACAATGAACTTTTGTCCATTGTAAATTGCCTGATGATATTTCAAAGATGGCTCATAAAGTTCCATTGATTGAGATTTTCCTACGATGTCCCCAGCTTCAGCATAAAGCGCAGTAAAAATTAGAACATCCGCGCAAGCATAAGTTCTTTCTACTCCGTCTTCATCAAGATGAGACTCCCAGCTAATATTGGGATTTTCGGGAACAATTCCATAAATTCTTCCCTCGCTTCTTCGACTTCCATGGTCGGTGTAGTCATCATATTCATAGATGCCTTTGACCGGCGCGTAAGGAAGAGTTTCTAGAAGTTTCTCCGCAAACTCATCCGTTATATAAGTACCGTTTCTATTACCATATTTATAGAAAATTCGGCACCGCGCCTTTGACAATACATCATTATATTTTTCTATATTGCCATAAACAGCGACTGGAAACTCAAATTTATTCATCTATATTTAAGCCTCCTTGTTTGTCTTTTGATGCTTCTTGTTCAATAGTAGTCTGTGCTTTTTCTTCTGTTTTTATTTCTGGACGTCCGGGGTCTCCAGAAGTTCCGCTTTGAGTGTAAGCCGAATTTAGAGGTACTAACTTTTCTTGAAGTTTTTCAACCTCATTCTCAAGTTCTTTCATACTTAGGAGCTCTCGCTGATTTAAATCCATAACCGCGCCCGGTAAGAAGAAACTGTATCCACTTTGAGCTAATTTGAAAGCATCAGTTAGATAATCACTTTGGTTATAAATAGAAACCGGTAGGATTTTATAAGTAAATTTTATGTTAGAATTTCCAAAAAGTTGGGTTAGAAGCTCACTAATAAATTTTGAAAATTTATTAGTAATTGGCATCATAAAGCTTATATCATTTAGGATAGAAGTAGATAAAGCTTGGGAACCAGTTGGTGCAAAGAGCTGACCACTGACGCTAGCTTCGGCATAAACATTTTGAAGCATCTTTTCTAGATTATTTGAAACAGCATCAGATGAAGTTTTTGAAACAATACTATCTACATCAGCATAAGTGGTCAAAACAGAAAGGTTCTTGTTCCCTTTCATCATACCCACAGCGCCAGTGTGCATTTCAAGAGCTTCATCTGGCTCAAAAAGAAGTGCTCCATCCTGCAAGTGAGGTATTTTCTGAATGAGAATTTTACGAATTTCTTCCAAATCTCTTTCCCTTTCAGTGTCCACTGCTTCATCATATTGAATTGTAGCAGGAATGACATTCAAAAAAGTTGGATTCCCCTCTTCAAGAATACTAAAGTAAAGAGTATTATCAGTAGATAATTTTATCCAAGAAGTTTTAGTTTTACCTTTTTGATATCGACGATAAAAACTTGTAACCTCTTTGGGATAAATCTCTAAGACTTGATTTCGAGTATCTTCATCAGTAAAATGATCAAAATAATTGACATTAAATTCAATAATATCTCTACCATAGGTATCTCTAAATCTAGATTGACAGTAAGAGGCCGGCAGGTCAATTAGGACAAAAGACCCCTTATCCAAAGATGAAATTAGTCCATAATAAGCACCATCAGTGAGGGCTCGTGTTGTAATTTTGTTATACAAAATTGGGGGGTTTATTTCATCTAGATAATCCAAAGCTTTATAGTATCTTTTCTGAGTAGTCTTGTCAGAAAGCTTTTTTCCAAAACCTACTTTTGGAATCAAAAGGCTCGCACACTTTAGAAGATTAGCATAATAGAGGACAATGGCACGATATAGACCGTCTTTTAGGAAATAATTTCTTGAAAGTTCTCTTTGTTTTGATAAAGAGCCTGAATTGATAATGTTATCAATTTCTTCAGGTTTGTAATCTTTTAGAGTGCGGGACCGAGAGCGCCAAGAAAGATAATCATAGTCTCCATAAATTTCGTCATTCTTAGAAATCATCCCTCTTGATGCTCTTTTAAAGGAGGCAAGGTCAAAATTTCTTTTGAACTCAGTATTTTGTTGTTCCAAATTATGCCCCTCCCGTAAAGAATATTAGGTTGCGTTTTCCGGCGCCCCGTCTTTGTCGTTTTTTCATTTGGGCTTCTTCAATTTCTTTGATACGCCACAGGCCATAAGCAAAAGCATAGTAGCGGTCATCGTGGAAGCGTTTGTTTATTGCTTCAAGGACTATATCCATACCTACATTTTTGACACGAAGATTTCCCATTTCCTCAAAAAGTTTTGTTGTTTGTTCATGGGGAAGTAACCGTTGAACTCGCTCACGCATCGTCATTTTTTGGCCAACCTTCGTTCCAAGAAGAGCATTTCGTGCTTCCTGCTCACTAATCAAAAACCGAACCAATCCGCCATTCAAACGAGAATAAGCATTTCCATTGATTTTTGATTTCAAAGGCCCATTAGCTTTCATAGAATATAAGATAGGGATAGAATCTCTAGGTTGGATTTTTTTATAATCATCATTATTGAAAAAGCCGTATGCAGGAAGCTCACGACCTCGCGCATCTGTATGGGTTTTTATCATCTCATCGGCGAGACCTAACATTATTTTCCGTATAAGTCGTTATTTTATACGCGTTCTCTTATGAACTGCTATATGTTTCCATATAGATAAGACTATATCTTTACTCTTTAAGAGCACCTTCCATTTCGGACCACTTGGTCCTACTCCCTCTCGGGATAGTCGTTGAGCGTTCAATCAAATATAACATTTTTCGTCAATTCAGTCCATGAAGTTTTTGATTTTATTCTATTTATTGTTGAAATTGATACTCCAAATTGAGAGGCGATAGCCTTTAGAGTCTTTTTCTTTTCTATTATCAAAGAAATTATTTCTCTAACATCATCTTCTGTTAGCTTCGCTCTTCCATTTTTTACTCCTCTTGTATCCCTACCATAACCTGAAAGAAATTTGGGAATAATTTCAACATTTTCAAGCTCAATTTTATAAGTTTTTTTCAAAATTATATTTCTTAAAGTTTCATCGCAAATACAATATTTTTCTAAAATTTCCTTTCTTTTAAAATTACCACTGTTTATATCTAAAATAAGATTTTCTAAACTTTCTTTTGTAAATTTAGAACTGGAATTAGATAATCCATCTTGGTCATAGCATCTTCTATTAGGAAGAGTATTAGGATTTTCTAAATTTTCTTTCATTGTTGCCCATCTAAGATTTTCTAATTTATTATTAGTGATATCTCCATCTAAATGGTCAACAGTAAGTAAATGATTATTCTTGTTTGGACAAAAAGTTGATAAAATAAGGCGATGGACACTAAAACGGTGCCCCTTTCCAACGGGCTTATCCGTTGTCATCAAAACCACTTTTTTATAACCATTCTTATCATCATACTCTGTTAGAAAATCTTTTTTATACTCTGACCAAATATGACCAGATTCATCAGCATAATAATTAGTTCTAAAAGTATATTTTGAGCTTTCAATTTTCTTCATGAATTCATCCTCCAAAAAAGGTGTTATATTCAATTGCTTCGTTGCTGATTGCCCTCGTCTTTACGTTAGGGGTTTCCAGCAGTTAAGAAGGTTTTACTTGAGCATAGACGTCTACCCAAGCCGTTGCAGTCGATCAAAACTTCTCTGGGATTATATCTCTCAATCAAAAGCTTCAAATCAATTGCCTGTTGTGTAAAGGTTTTTGTCTCTGCTTGCCTTCCAAGTACTTCAATATTGACGAGAGTTGAGTAGTATTTGTCATTCTTGATATTTACTCGAAAGATACAAGCAATTGTTGAGTCTTGTAAGCGTCCTACGTCTACACTGATAAAGTAGAAACAATTCTGTTGATTTCTAAATTTCTGAGTAAATTCCGGATTTTTCTTTGTTCGATATTTAGAAAGCTTCTCAAAATCGAACCAAGATTCTTCACTTCCTCCCGCCCAAGTCCCCATGAACTCTGATGCGAATGTCATTTCATTGTAGGCTGAAGACATCCTCAATTTCTCAACGTGTTTCTTATCAACTAGTCCATGCTGGGCAGGAATACGATAATCTAGACCCATAACAAATGCTCTTTTCGGGTCAATTATTGCTTGTATCATTGTTTCTATTAGAAGTGAATAAGCATAAGAGGATTTCATGCCCGCTGAGGTTCCGGCGATGACTTGTTGATTACAAACTTCATAAGGATTTACTAAACCATTAGCATCACGTCGAGAAACATTTAGTTGAGGAAGTATAACTTCGGAAATAATATCACCATCGGCATCACGCACCTCGTCTAGGAATGTTGCGTGAAGGCGGAGACCACGTGATGAGTCCGTAGCGCCCTCGCAAGTAAATTTAGAGCCATTTTTGAAATAAAGTTCTGCCACGTCCTTTGAAAAGTTCATATGAGGTTTTCCCATAAAAACTTCAAGTTCCTTTTCTAGCAGAGGCCAAATCTTTATGATTTCTTCTACTTTTTGTCTCATAATTTTTACGCCTTGTGTCTTGACAGGAGCAACGATTGAACATTTATGGTTGGGAATAAAGACGCATTGAAGAAAGAGTCCAAGGACACTTAGAAATGACTTTGAAGCCGCGCGAGTTGCGGTAATATAGATTTGATTATAGCGCATGAGTGAGCGCAAGAATAGTCGTTGATAAGGAAATAAATCAAATTGAGAGTCAGTTGGTTTTATTGTATCTAAATCTTTAATATTTACCTAGGGTCGCTAATTCTAGGCCATGGGGCTAGATGTTTCCATCTAGAATAGACTATATCATCACCCATATTGGGTGGACTCCTTTTCGGGTCGCTTGACCCTACTCCCTCTCGGGATAGTCGTTGAGCCTTCAAGGATTTTCTCTATGTTATTAAAATCAAGATAAGAAATTTCTAATAATTGAAAATTGTTTTCTTTGGCAAAGCTTCTTTTCTTTTGATCGTGAGCTAATTGAATTTTAAATTTTTCTTCTCCTCCAAAATGCTCAATTGGAGAAAAATGTTGCATACCTTGATATTCTATCAAAAGATTTTGACTTGGAATAAAAAAATCATAAGACAGTTGCCCTAGTTCCTCAAATTTTTTTTGTTCTTCAAATTCTATCTTATTTTTTTCAAAATAATTAGCAATTCTTTGTTCTCCACTGCTTCTTTTTGGTTGGCATTTTGGACATTTACCACTTTTAAAAAAATTACTCGGCAATTGAGAAAAAACATATCCACATTTATGTTTTAAAACAAAAGAAGCTGTCCATTTTTTATACTTTAAGATTTCAAATTCTTTATCAAATCCTCTTTCCTGAAATCTTTTTTTACAATTTTCTAAATCAACTACTGGCTTTTTTTTACCACAAAAACGGCACTCTAAATTTTCTAGAATTGTCTGTTGAATTTTATAGTTATATTCTCTTCCGCACTTCTTACATCTTATATGAAAAGTTTCATTGATGGCTTTTGTCGGAGTGTCTAATAATTCAAAGCCATTTTCTTTTATTTTTTTTAAAAATGTCTGTCGTAATATACTTGTTCTTCCAGTAAAGCATTTCTGGCAAAGAGTTTTATTTTCATATAAGTGATTTGCTCTACTTTTTTTATAAATCGTTCCACAATCTAAGCATTGATAAGTAATTGGGCCACTAGCTTTTATATAATCTAAAATTTCAATATGATTATCAGGGAATCTCTTTTGAAGTTCTTCAAAAAAAATTTCTTTTGATTTTATTTTTGGGTCTAACATAGAAATGCCTCCTTGCTTGGTTGCTGATTATCCATATTATCCTAGAACTTGTTTCTGCTTTCGCTCCCTCTTCGCATTTGAGGCAAATGTGTTCAGGCATCTAGGCTTTGGGACTTCCCAGCAATTAAAAGTCTTATTCAAATAAAATTTCTTTTATAGGGTGCTATTATCTAACACATCAGGATAAACCGTATAAAGTTGAAGTTCTTCTTCCAAAAACTTCTCATTCCGCTCTAAGAAGTCTTCGGTTATAACAATTCCTTTCTCTAATTCGACGCCCTCCCTAAAAAGACGATTTTGGGAGTTATAAATTGAAGTGGGGTCGCGCAAAGTAATTACAGCCATTAGAGAGTTCCTCCTGCATCAAACTCCTCACTTTCGTCCTCTTTGAAGGCTTCGGCCTCATAGACGTCTGTATCAAAGTTGTCTGCTTGAAGGTCGTAAAAATTATCTGTTTGAGCAACATTTTGAAGAGCCTGAAGTCGCGCGGTCACCTCATCTCCGAGGCCACCTTCATTTATATACAAACGCTGGTTCCAAGCTTCAATATTTTTCAAAGTCTCATCAATAACATCTCTGGTAGTATTATCATAGAATTTGTTTTGGTGCCCGCGCTTTTCGAGCCAGAACATCAACTCTCCAATACTATCAAAGTCAGTTGCATTTTTGACTGACTTAGGAGTAAAATCTGCCGTCTTCACAATCTTATCATAAGATGAGAGAAATTTGTCGACATCTTTGTCGCCGGCGCGGATTCGTTTATCTATTTCTAACGAAAGCTTACAAAGTTTTTGAGCTTGGTCAATAGCTAGCGCGCCGGATACGTTCTGAGAAAGAAGCAAACCTTTATAGAGATCCTCTAAATAATAGAGTTCATCATCGTCATAGTTGCCTCCCCAGCGTCGGCGCAACTCCTCAAAATGTTTCTCTTTTACTAATGGAATCTCATCTTCAATAAGTCCAACCTTTTTTAGTTCGAGATATTGGGAGTTATAACTATCCCATCCCAAATTCTTATATTCTTCTGTTGCAAAAACTTTTGCATAAACACCCCAAACAGTATCATCAGAATTCAAGTCTCTTAATCTTTCAAACTCTTTCACAATAAAAGGAATGTCGGCCCATTGGCAGATTTTGTCGACCGCGCGCCAACTAAACCCATTTTGTTTAAGATAATGAGTAATACAATCATTGCAAATGGGAAGTACCCCATCTGGATAAAAAATTGAGTGGGTTTTTGTGAAATCTTCTTCTAGTTGTTGTTGCTTACAGCGTGGGCATTCTTTTGTAAGAAATGAGCGTTTTTGTTTTGGTATATTTGGCTGTAGTGGCATTGCTACTAATCCTCCTTTTTATTTATTGATTTTTTTGAGAATTTTTATGAGTTCGCGCTGACGAGGCCGAGACAACTCCGAAAATTTTTGGAGTAAATCACTAAATAAGTCTGAAAAATCACGAGTTTCGAATTTTTGAGAAGCTTCGTTATTGGGCGTAGTTGGCGCGGGCTCGCTCTTTTCCTCAATGAGCCGAACGCCTAAAAACTTACAGAGGCCCACAAATTCAACAGCCTCTAATCCTACTAATAGCTCCATAAAAGTTTTTGTACGGTTATTTTTATCCATAGTTTCCTCCTTTATACCAAAGGGGCTTCGCGCCCTTCTCTTTTGTATCGTAATAATCGGTCGCATTTCTTACACCGACAAGAATATCCATCACGAGAACTTTGTCTCCTCATAAAATACTTAGTATCCAAAAGTAAAGTCCTTCCACAATCTTTACAACATTTGAAGTTTTCGGGGAAAAATAAATTTTCGGCGTGCTCTCGATGAGTAGTAGCAGCCGCGCAAATTTTTAGGAGGGCTTTTTGGTGGAAAATAGTGGAGACGTAGTTTGAATTATAGGTTTTGTTATACTTTTTATTGATGTATTCGACGATGGGTTGATTTTGCTGGTGGGCCATTTTTAGTTGGAAGACGTCTTCTTCGAGGGGAGTCAAATCAGCTAGAGACTTATACCAATCAAAAGTTTCGAAGAGTGCGCGCAACGTACTTTCAAGAGGTAAGGAGTCAATTCCTTCTTCTAGGGAGTCCCAAATTTTCACCAAAGCTTGAAGATGGGTTAAATCCTCAAAGTCAAAGTAGCGAGAGGAGCGAGGGGCCCAGATTTGGGTTGAGAGTGCACGCTGGTCTTTTTCGTTTTTTAAGTCTGAGGGAATTGGGAGGCGTCCTTCGGGAAAAAGGGCTCGCGCTAAACTTGAGGTTCCTTTTAGACCGAGCGGGTAGATAGGGATATCAGCGTCGAAGGTTGGAGTTTCGAGTGGGTTGTAAGTATGAGGGATAAAGCGTTGGAGTTTTGTTTGGTAGAAGTCTTGGAGAGTGAATTGCTCGCGTCGTTTTTCGATTAGGAGGCGTTTTTGTTTTAGGTAGGAATAGGGGTTTAGGAGTTTTGATTTTTCTTCAAGGTTTTGGAGTTCGGAAGGAGTAAACTGGGCGCGCAGGTCTTCGCGAACTTTTTCTTTTTTACCGATTCGAACTTCGTAGGTAGAGAGCTGGAAGTCGATTTCGTCAATTTCGCGCCAGAGAGGTTCCAGTAAAGCTAAAATATGGGATGGGGCGTTTTTGCGCGCGAGTTGGCGTGAAAATTTTTGTTTTGAAGTTTTGATTGGGGTATCATTTATGGGACGGATTGAGTCTTCGTTGAAGGCGGGGCTTTCGCGTAGTTCGTCGAGAGAAACAATTGGGCGAGATGACCAGGTAGACTTTAGCTCGATATTTGCGCTTTTATCTGAGGAAAGACCTTCGGAATTTTTACCCCATAGGAGATAGTCGGCGATTTTTTCGAGTTCAGAATTTGTAAGTGGTTTTTCTGTGTCGAAGTTTTGGATATAGGTTTGGACGTATTCGGTGCGGGCTTCATCGCTTGAGAGTGAGAAGTCGAGATTTAGACGATTCATTAGTACGCTCCTTATGTATAAGCCAAAGTATAGTTGGCTCTTAGTTTCTATTTTTATTATATCATAGGAGAAAGGTCGGAGTCAAATTTTCGGCAAGAAATAGAAAAAATTTGTAAGTTTTGTTTTTGATTTTTAATCTCGGTGAGAAAAAAAAAGGGGGGGAAATAAGAGTTTTGCTTTTTAATCTCGATGAGAAAATGTTCCAGACCCGTTTTGGGCGAGGGATAGCAAAATGCACAATTTTACAAAATATCCCCTCCTCTTTTTGTGCAGTTTTTAGCCTGAAGTTGTCTAAAAAACTATTGACTTTCGGGGCGGGTATGGTAGTATAATAGGCACAAGGGAACAATAGAGCGGGGCGGTGCTGATTGCCTAATACAGTGTGTATCTTGAAAACTGAAAACCACAAAATCAAAAGAAAGGATTTTTTACTATGAAAGACTTTACTATTTTAACCAAAGAGGACGCAGTGCGGGCGCTGGATTCTGCACGTTATAACCCCGCTATCGATAGCGGTTATTTTGGACGTATCACTGAAAATCAGTGTGCAAGGCCAAAGAGCCGGAAGAAGTGTGTAAGCTCTGCTGGACAGGCTGACGTTCATATCAAGTACAACGGACGCTATATTCCCGCAGAGGTCAAGACGAACGGCGGACGCATTGACAGTCTCATTGATGGGACGAACAAAAGCAAATTTATCATCTATGTTATGGAATACGTTCAACGCCACAAGGCCGGAAAAAAGACAGAAGCATGGGAAGAACGGCGTTCAGTCGGCCCGCTTATTATTCCAACTGCCTTATTTCTGAATTGTGTTCAGGAAGTGAACGCCATAAAGACAGTGAATAAGCATGGCGAGTATGACGGGCTGGGGATTCAAGTTAGTTCTAAAAAGCTGTATCAAAGACTGTTGCAATGGCCGGTTGAGTTTGACCGTACAAGAGACTACACAAGCGCAGACTTTGAGGGGCTGACCCTGTAAGTATCAATCAATAGGGCTGGGCTTGATAAGCCCAGCCCACAAGAGAAAGGAACATAACTATGACTATCGACTTCGTGAAGAAGAGCCTCAATCGCTATCTGAACTATGCGAAAGCTCCGGACAATGGATTCAAGGCCAGAGATTGCTATAATGTGGCTTTCGGTATGGCACACATGGCAGCGTGTATCGCCTATGAATATGGCAATGGGGAGCTGGGCAAAGAGATTGAAACGCTGTGAGATGACACTTATAGAGATCTGTTCCTGCAAGCCTATTATGCGGAGCTGACCCAGCAATAAGAGAACGCTGACCTAACGGCGAGACGGGGAGAAGGGAAACGCTATGAACTATCGCTTGGTTATCCGGTGGCAAAGAACCTGTGAAGTGAACACTGTCCCATTCAATGACGCTGACGATGCATGGAACCTCATGCATTGCTTGGACTGCGCTATGGAGAACGGCGCAGAGGTGGGCTACGAGCTTCAGTATCGGAACGAGAACGGAGACATTGAAGTCATCGACTATGCTGGGGAGCCTATTGGAGAATGGACAAACGTCCGCTGGGGCTAAAAAAGGGGCTGGGCTATCGGCATGACGGGCAGAAAGGAAACATTATGAATTATCGTCTTATCGTTCACTATGAGGATACCGGCGTTGTCACCATCCAGCAATTCGCAGATTTACGCACAATCTACACTATCATCGGCTATCTGGATAATACCGTAGAGAACGGCGCCCGGCTTACCTATGAAATCCAGCAGAGAGGCTATTTTAGAGGAATTGAAACCATTGACCATTACGGCGATGTAGGTCGATGGAAAAATGATAACTGGGACGAATAACAAAAAGGTATGTATAATTGAAAAGAGGGGAATTTTTCCCTCTTTTCTTTTTTTGAAAAAGTTTGTGAATATTTTCACAAAAAATTTAGACGAACAGTGCTTGTGAAAGATTTCACAAAAAATTTAGACGACATTCGTCTAAAAAATATTTTTCTTGACATTTTCCGAAATTTGGTGTATAATTTAGATATACTGAAAGGGAGGTTTCTGAAATGGTTGTTGTCGCTGTGCTGTGTATTCTGTCCGCTGGGCTTGCGTGTGCTGGTATGTCCTTTATGGGTGCGTATTCGTTCGTAAAAAGCCACGATTGGCATTATGGCGTGGGAGCTGGGCTGTATGCGCTGGGAGCTGTGTTTTTCATTGGCTGGATTTTTTCTATGGGCTGGTAAGAAAGGAGAAAACTATGAAAATTTTTAAGAGAATCAAGATTTATTTTTTCCTGAAAAATCTTGGAATCAATCACCCTTGGAAAGCAAGTGGGGATAAAAATTTCATTACTTTCGGTTGAAAAAATAGCGCTTCAGTTGAAAAAATAGTGCTTCGGCGCTATTTTTTCAAAAAAATAAAAATTAGACGAATATCGTCTAAAAAATATTCCTCTTGACATTTACACTTTTGTATGCTATACTGTAATTACAAAATAAGAAAGGAAGTAGTAAAAAAAATGAAAGCAACAGGTATTATTCGCAGAGTTGATGATTTAGGGCGTGTCGTTATTCCTAAAGAAATTCGGCGGAGCGTTGGTATTCGAGAGGGCGACCCTCTGGAAATTTTCCTATATGAAGATGGTGTTTGTTTCAAGAAATACACCACCAATAAACTTGAAAAAGTTTATGATGCTTTCAGGGATTTGGCCGATTTTGCAGAAGAAGAAGGTGGTTTCCGTATGAGGACAATGGTTTCTGAACTTCAAGCAGAGGTAGAGGAAAAACTAAAAGAAATTTTTGTCTGATTGAAATTGGCGGGAGAAATCCCGCCTTTTTTATAGAATTTTTTTAGACGAAATTCGTCTAAATAATTTTATACTTGACAAATAAGAAAATTTCTGTTATAATTTAATTACAATAAAGGAAAGGAATTAAATTTATGACTATTTTTCTTGATATGGACGGCACGATTGCCGACTTGTACAGCACAAAAGACTGGTTGCCTCGCTTGCGGGCCTATGACGCAAAAGTCTACGCAGAGGCTCGCCCCCTCTGCAATATGAATACGCTGGCACGCAAGCTGAACCGGGTTCAGCGAAAGGGTGTAAAGATTGGCGTGATTTCATGGGGAAGTAAAGACAAAAACCCCGCTTTTCTTGAAGCCGTAAAGGCTGAAAAAATACGCTGGTTGCGTCAGCATTTGAGAAGTGTTTCCTTTGATGAAATTCATATTGTAGAATATGGCACAAAGAAAACAAGTTTCCGTTCTTCCTCTGATGATATTCTGTTTGATGATGAAACAGGAAATCTAATTGACTGGGGAATGGGTGGATTTCATCCTGATGCAATGGAAAGCGTTTTGAAGGTTTTGGCGAGATAAAGGGAAGAAATTCCCTTTTTCTCCAAAGAAATTTTTAGACGAATATCGTCTAAATAATTTTGTACTTGACAATAATCAAAAAATATATTATAATAAAACCATCAAAAGAAAGGGGAAAACAAAATGGAAATTATCAAAAGTCCCATCTATGTCAAACTGACAGAGGAGGAACGGAAAACCTTATGCGATGCCTATGATATTCTCAATGAATTGTATGACATCATCGCCGATAATGATTGTGGGTATGTGGACGATACTTCCGGGAATGACTATGATAGACCGGACGTTGCACTTACAGCTAATGTGCTTCAGATGCTTGCCACGGCTGAAAAGGTGGAAATCCGTAATTAAAAAGATGTGGGAGAAATCCCACATTTCTATTTAGACGAACTTCGTCTAAAAAATATTTTCAAAAATTTTTTTGAAAAAAGTATTGACATTTTCAAGAAATCTGATATAATAGATAATGTCAAGAGGGAAACCGAATGACAAATAAAATGGGTGGCGACCTATCCGCCATATGAAAGGAGTCTATTATGACTAATCGTGAGTTCTTCAATGCCGTTATCAAGGCTAATGTGAATGACGAGCTGACCAGCCACGCCACCGCCGAGCTGGAGAAGCTGGACAAGCGAAACGCCCAGCGGAGTTCCAAGCCCAGCAAGACCCAGCTTGCAAACGAACCTATCAAGGCGCACCTGCTGGAGATTCTGGCCGTCAAGCCTATGACAGCAAGCGAAATCCATGAGGCAGACGCAGACCTCTCCACGCAGAAGATTAGTTCTCTGTGCCGCCAGCTTGTGGAAGCTGGCAAGCTGGCAGTTGAGGAAGTGAAGATTCCCAAGAAGGGTAAGCAGAAGCAGTACAGTCTTGTGACCGAGTAAGAAAAAATGGGCGGTGAGAAATCACCGTCCTTTTTTGGGGAAAAATTATTTAGACGAACTTCGTCTAAATAAAATCGATCTCGGTGCTTTACCATACTAAAGTATTAAAGAAAATTTGAAATTCAAAAAAATTTTTGTTATAATAATTTTAGAAAATAAGAAAAGAAGTATTGACAAAAAAAGAAAGTTGTGCTATACTTTAAGTACAGTAAAGAAAGGAAGTGCTTTGAATGGCAAAGAAAAGTGAAGTCGTAAAAATGGACTTTATGCAGAAAGTCAAGAATTTTCTCGAAAGTGAGGGAGAAACTGTTCTTCAGATTAAGAGCGGGACTTTTTCGATTCCGTGGGCGCTGGATGACGATGAAGGCTATCTAAACCTCACCTTTAGCGTTCCCAAGGGGACGAGGGATGGCGACCTCTTTGATGGTTATGAGGAAGCCGAAAATTATCGCCTTGAGAGTGAAGCTAAGGCCAAGGCCAAGGCAGAACGAGAGGAGAAGAAACAAAAGAAAATGGAGAAAGACCGCCTTGCACGAGAAAAGGCAAAGGCAAAGAAAACTGAACGAGAAAATGTAAATAACGAGTAATCGGAAGGGTGGCGAGAAATCGTCACCTTTTTCTTTTGTAGAAAAATTTAGACGAAATTCGTCTAAATAATTTTATACTTGACAAATAAGAAAATTTCTGTTATAATTTAATTACAATAAAGAAAGGAGAAAATAAGAATGTTGATTAGATATGAAAGTAATAATTTGTATCAGTATCATGAAGTCAGTCCCGGAGAGGCTTTTAAAGATGCAGCAGATGAAACTATAAATCTTATGTGTGAAGGCCAAACAGCCGTAAATCTTGAAACAGGTGAGCTTTGGACGTGGGAAGAAGACCAAGACCAAAATAGTGGAGTTTATATCTTAAAGGCAAAAGTGGTTGTCGAATAAAATCATTAGGAGTAATATTTTATATTACTCCTTTCTTTTTTAGACGAAGTTCGTCTAATTTTTATTTTTTGAAAAAGTTCTTGACATTTCCGGAAAATCTGATATAATAGATAATGTAAGGAGAACGATGGTAAACCCTTATAATAATTTTGATTGGAGATTGAAAAATGAATATTTGTATTTTCGACACGGAGACGACTTCCCTGGAAAAGCCTTTTTGCTATAATATCGGCTATCTTATCGCCGATAGCGAAAGCAGGGAAACGCTTGTTAAGCGGGAATTTGTTGTGGAACAGGTGTGGCATAATTCAATGGTTTTTGCGTCTGCTTATTATGCAGACAAGCGTCCTATTTATGTAAAGGCTATGCGCTCCCGTATAGTTGCTATGGACAAATTCGGCTATATCACGCAAACAATGGCACGAGATTTCAAGGCGTTCAACGTCAAACGGGCTTTTGCTTACAATTCATCTTTTGATGAAAAAGTATTCAATTTTAACTGTGATTGGTTCAAGTGTATAAATCCCTTTGACACCGTTCCTATTTCCGATATTCGGGGTTTTGTTCATCATTTCATGATGGATGAAAAGTTTTTCAAATGGGCAGAGAAACACGAAGCATTTACCGAAAGCGGAAACTATTCCACCACCGCCGAAACCATTACACAATACATCCGAAACAATCCCGATTTTTCCGAAGACCACACCGCCCTTTCTGATACATTGATTGAAACCGAAATTCTGTTCCATTGTTTAGAAAAAGGGGCAGATATCAACGGAGACTATACCGCCCGCCGTTCCATTCCTCGAAAAGTCAAAAAGATTTTCACGATTGACACCAAAGGCGGGAAATTTACCATTGAGGGCGAAAGCGCAACTTACTACAAAACAAAAAATATTTTCAAGATTCGTTAAATTTAGAGGACTTCACCGCTTTAATGCGGTGAAGTTTTTTCGGAGAAAAATTTAGACGAATATCGTCTAAATTTTATTTTTGTCAAATTTTCTAAGGTTCTTATTCGCGCCGGCCACTGTCAAATTCTACCCCTTGTCAAATTTTGAGCATGCAAATAAGCTACGACTTATAAGCTGCAAATAAGCTCCAAATTTTTAGAAAAGAAAAGCTGGAATTCCACTTTTGAAAAAAACGCATTTTTAGTGACCTATTTTTCTTACTTATAAAATTTGAAAACTTTCTATTTTTACGCTATAATATATATAGAAAGTCAAGGAAGACTAAAAAAATAAAACGCTCCTAAGCTGGGAATAAGCTCCAAAAGAAAACGGCTACGGCACATCAAGCCACCTGTCAAATTTTAGGCCGTAAATTCTTCTGTCTTTATAAAGCAATGAGGAGCAGAAAGAGGTATTTTATGACCAATCGTGAGTTCTATACTGCTATTTCCAACGGTGAGATGAATGACGAGCTGATGGCTAAGGCCACTGAGCTTATCGAGAAGATGGATGAAGCTAATGCAAAGCGAGCCCAGAAGGTTCTGGAAAAGAAGCAGGCCGCTGAGGATGAGAAGGCTCCCATCCGTGAGGCTCTTCTGAACGCAATGAATGAGGAGGGCATGACTGCCGCCCAGCTTATTGAGGCAGCTGGCCTTACTGATGAAGTAAAGGTAGCCTCTGTTCCCTCTCTCCTGAAGCCCTTCGTGCTGGATGGCACTGTGGAGAAGGTCGATGTGAAGGTCGAGGGCAAGAAGAGTGCTCAGCGCGGCTACATCAAGACTAAGTGAGGAAAAGAGGAGTAGGATTTATTCCTACTCCTCTATTTTTTTATATCTTGAAAATTTGACAACGCTCTGAAAATTTGGTAGAATATAATCAAAGAAAAATTTGACACCGCGCTAACTACGCTCTATAAGTACGCATTATAAGTACACATTATAAGTACACATAAGGCGTACACATAATGCGTACACATTATAAATACATATTTATTATTTATTATACTTATAAAATTTGCTTATCAATAAAATTTGCGCCAGACACACATCTTCACTTTCAAAGACACAAAATTCCTTTTACATATACCGACCTACCCCACCTATTCCTATATGTCGCTCTTGGACGTCCCTTGACAGTACCGTTTTTATATAGCTAGTCTCTTCCTATAACTACGAAAGACTAATACGCTCTATAAGTACGCCTTTTTGCTTACCTAATAAGTACGCTCTTTTCTTACTCCTTTAATTCTACCCCTTTTACCTATACCCCTCTTATCTACTCCCTCTATAAGTACGCCTTTATTCGTACTTATATTTGTACGCCTTTATTCTTACTCCCTTTCTTCCTACTTCCTATTACTCTCTCCCTCTATATATACATATAATATGTACACATAATATGTACGCCTTTTTCCTCAAAATTTTTTCCAAAAAAATAAGTACGCCTAAGCGTACTCAAAAAATTTTCCCAAAATTTTTACTTATTATAATTACTCCTTCCCTTTACTCTTCAATAGGAAAGTAAATTCTAGCTATTCTTTCTATAAAATTTTGAACACTAAATTTTGGAGGCTTTATGAAACAATCAAAACTAATGAAAAAAATTACTACGACTTTGGAGGAATTAGGAGTCTCCTACTCTCTGAATGTATCCTATCGAGATTGTCTATCTCCTTTGGGATATCCATTACTGTGGAAGCTAAGGCTTACTTGGCGCGGGTCCATCGTTTTAATTGAAGAACGATACCATGATATTTCGCGCGTTCCTAATCCCCAACGTCTACGACAAGTCAACGCTATAAAAGATAACTACGCCTCTTCCCATAAAATTCCTCTACTCCTAATCTGGGACACAGACTCCTCCCTTATATCTCCCGAATGGCTCTCGCGCCAACTAAACCTAATTATAACTCAAGACTTTTAAAAAAGACCTGCCTCAATCCGAAGTAGGTCTTTTCTTATATTCACAATCTTTACATTCAAAAAGGTCCAATAACTCCTTATCCTTTTTCAAACAAAAAGTTCGGTCTCCTGGATAGACAAAACCTTTCTCACAACTCAAAGGCGCTCTCTCCACCTTCAAATACTTACATCTTTCATCCACATACTTTTCAGAAAACTTACGACAAATTTCTTCAACTTCTTCTGGGTGAGTATCCCAATACGCTTTAAATTTACTATTATCCGCTATGATAGCATCATATAGGTTTTGTGCTAGTAGGGGTTTATCCATAATAGCTCTCTCCTTCTCAGCGCACTCTGGACAGTAATCCTTATTACCATCTACATAGTGAACCCACCCTGCTTCTTTTGCTTTATCAAGGGCTTCATTATAGCTATTTGCATACAAACTGTGTTTACCACATCTGTCACAAATTCTATAAAACTTAGGTTTTACTTCTACATAACTCATAAAAAGTATAGCAAAAAGAGCTATCCACCATTTATCAAATAATACTGCAAGTGCTCCCCAAACAAGTACTACCACAATATTTTTTAGCATCAAAACCCATATAAAGTTTTTATCCATAATAACCTCCATCCGGCGCATCTCTTTTATATCGCTTACAACCTACTGGATTATCGGTACATCCAACTTCGTAAACACATTTATGACAATTTCTCTTTGTCTCAATTTCATCACAAATAATAAAATTCGGCTTAGCTTTGGGAGTATAATGAGAGACCAACTGCGCCATACTCAAATCCAACTCACAAAATGTACCTTGCCAATGAGAACAAATTGTATCAGGAGCAGTACAGTATCCATATCCATAGTCGCAAAAAGGAATACTAATCAAAAGCTCCCTCCTCAACGTTCATACACCAAAAGTCCTCACAATAACTACACCTTCTTACTAACCGTGTATGCTCTTCATCCAAGTGCAACTTACAAAAAATAGGAATACCTAAAACTTTATTGTTTTCGACTTCAAATTCTGCATGAACCACATATTTACAATAATCACAACAAGGACTACATTCTTCACTACATTTTCTCACTCTGCGCCAGCTCCTTCGCCTCTTCCAAGCTCCATAATGGCTCGCGCTACTGCTTCAGTTTTATCCATAGCAACTGTCCCATTTACAGAAACTTCCTTACACAAAAATCCCAAAAGTTCTATCGCGCAATCAAGTCTTGTCATCTATCTTAAACTCCTCCCCAATCAAAAACTACCTCCTCAGCAATTCCATCCAACATCGGCATTATGACTTCCTCAATTGCCCGCGCACATACCTCAGCAGTCTTAAAAGAAGGCCCAAATCTCTGAATCTCCGTCCTAGAAACAGTCCAACAATGAGTTATTCTATTCAAAACAGGATAATAGTTTCCACTCCCACCATTCTCCATAGAAAAACGCCACAAACACCGTTCAAGCTTTTCATAGAGAGCGCGCCGTCGAAGAAGTTCTGCATCAGTACAGTAATTCGCGCAATTATAATATTTATTAGTAAAACACAAAGAATTCTCTTTAAGTGTCATTACATCTCCATTACCACTAATAAAATAAAAACTTTCTCCCTCTTTAACTCTCTCAAAAGGATGGTTTTTCTTTTCCTTTAAAATAAGATTCCCATTTTTGTCTGTAAAAAAACTAAACTTTTCCTCAGTATATTTCTTACCATTGATAATAATTTCCATTAGTACAAATCCTCCGAATATAGTTCATTTTCGCTATGGTCCTGTTTATATTCAAGCACAGTTTTTGGAAGCTGACCAATCTGCTGTGCCTGCAAGAAAGCTTCATGACGGATATAGAAGTTGTTTCGATTATCTACAAAACCCTCCACAAGAAAGTCAGATATTGCCTTATAACCAAAACAATGCATCATCTCATAAATATCTTCATGACGAGGACCATAGAAAACCTGGCCTGTAGATATATCTTTAATTGCCGCACAAATAATCATACTCTAATCCTCCTCCAAAACTTCATAATCTACGTCATCACACTGAACATCCAGCCCATACAGGTAGTCCATAATGTCGTCCTCGGTAAGAGAAAGGTTATTCGGAATATCAACAATCTTAAAAACAGAGTAGCGAGCAATAACTTTCATAAAACCATTCCTTTCTTATTTTCTATATATATTATATACTAAATTCCAAAAAATTTCAAATCTAAAAAAGAAAACGACCACGCTTAATCGGCGCGGTCGTTCATCTTTTGTTTCAAATCCGTAATAATATCTTCAATCCGAACTGGCGCGCAGTCATGCGCATCTACCTCGCAATGGTAAATCATCCCAATTCCCCAATCTTCGAATGGGTCTTTCGTATGTGTATGCCCGCACAAATTCACCAAACACTTCTTCAACGGCCTCTTAACATCAGCGCGCGTTGTAATTGTTGGATAGTGAGACAAATAGAACTTATAGCCGTCAGAGGAAAAATAAAGACTATTATCTACCTCTACTACATTAGGAAGTCCCTGATAGAAGCCCCATCGAGTATCACTATCATGGTTCCCTCGCACAATATGAAGCCAGCCTCTAAGCCTACGGAGCATTTGGAGATTCATCTCTGGCCCCATCACCAAATCTCCCAACACATAGACATCATCTTCTTCATTTACAATCTCATTCCACTTACGAATGATAGTCTCATTCATATCTTCAACATTCTCAAAGCCTCTCGCGCCGTAGATGAAGGGTTTGTCATGACCTAAATGGAGGTCGCTCACGATGAAAATAGCCATCTTATTCCTCCCTTTCTACTTTATAAATTCTAAACTCCTTATGAGGAATGTACTGTACTGCTAAATTATCATGAAAAGAAGAAGCGAAATCCAAAATAGCTTCAAAGGTTTCTCCTACATCAATCCAGTAAGGCCCACCAGGATCTCCTCCACAGTTGATACAAGCCTCAATCATTTTATTCAAAAGTACAATCTGGCGTTCAGTCATTACTTGTTGCCTCCTAATCTATCAATGATTTTCTGCCGAAGTTCCTCGGCTTCCTGCTCCTTTTTTTCTATTTCTTTACGAATATTCTCTGCATCTTTTTCAATCATAATACTTAAATTTTTGAGACAGATATTTTCCTCTTTAAAACGCTTCTCTCGCTCACACTGTCTTACACACCTTTTCAACCAAAGAAGAAGTCTCAAAAAGTCAAAAAGTGTTTTCATTGCAATACTCGTAGAGATATTGGTTTCAGGAAAACCACTTTCAGGGTTCGGAATCCACTCATCTCGACGATAAGTATAGTCCCCATACCTCCTCCACTTACTCGGCGCGAGCTCATAAATCCGTCGGAACTCTACAAAAGACATTCTCACACCCGCGTTCTTATAACCATCTCTCCAGCTAGAAAAGGGCCATCCGCGAAAGACAAAAATAACAGCAAAACAATCGCCAGCAAAATCAAAAATAAAATAATATTCAAACAAATCTCCTTTCTATTCTTCAATAAATTAGAACTTTTGATTTCTCTTTCAGACTCTAATTATTTCCTCCTTCTGAATATCTAATCTCTCTAAATTCTATCGAGGTTTCTTGTAAAGATTTTCCAATGGAATTAGAGGTCTCCTCTCTCAATACGATTCTTGAGAATCTTTAACGCAGTAAGATACTCATTACACAAAGATAGTCTATCTAATTGTATCTGAAGAAATTCCTTATTACTAATTCCAAGACACCAAGTCTTTCTACTCTCGATATCATCTAGAACATCATCTATCTCTTTATTGATAAAATTTTCCAACCAAATCTTTACGGTTTCGTTCATCGAAGTTCTCCTTTCTTATTTTAATCCTCTATCTGTATAGCAAGCTCCAATTAAGTCAATAGTTGAGGAATTTCAGTTTTTGGATAACAAAAATCTATATATCGTTCCATACCCATCTTTAGAGCATAAATAATTGAATCATAAATAAGTTGAGCTTCATCTTTGTTTACTCCAATATTCATTTATTTCAAATCCTCCAAGCCTTCAATCGTTCTCATAGCCTTACAAATATTCTCCCATGCTTCAGCATAAGTGTAAGCCATAATTCTACCGTCAGGATACTTAAAAGGAGGAAATGAGACGTTCTTCTTAAAATCCGAGAGATAGCAATCAGCCATCTTTGTAGATTTGTTGCAAGGGAGCATATGAAGACGATAACGAAAATAAGTCATTTTCTTGATATAATGATAACGAGTCATATTTTTTATCTTCCTTTCTTACTTTCTATATATAGTATACTATAAATACAGGAAAATTTCAAATTATAAAAATAGACTACGCAGGTATCTGCGTAGTCGTTTCTTTTACTTATTTTTGGGACTGGTTAAACGATAACCTCGCTTCTTACGTCGCGCGGTTGCCTCGTCAATCGTCTGACGATGGATAGAAGAAATCTTGGAGAGGGCTCCTGACTTCAAAAACCGATTTAGATTCAAAGGAAGATAATTGTGGCAATCAGCACAAACATTATAATGGCATTCGTCATTTTTATGAGAGCGGGCATGAATATGACCATGAAGATTGAAAGCCCAACCAGCACAATCAATAGGCTCATGAGACAACACAAGCTTTGGAGAAATCATAACAGGACCTTCATACACTTCATCAAAGAGCCTATTGTCCGCACAAACTTCCCAGTAGTCAAAAAGAGAATTGGGCTCATTCCCTCTTTTGATACTACACTCACAGTCGGGATGACGGCGTTTCATCTCACTAAGGGCTTCGGTTTTTGTATATTTATCTTTATCAAACTTTCTCCACACTTTCTGTCTTTCATATAAAGTCCTACCTGCATCATGATTGCCCATAACCAAAACCTTATATCCTCTCAAAAAAGGGGCATAAGAGAGCGCGCCAACATCGCCAAGACAAATAAGCGTATCACACTTTCCAACTTTAGAATTGATACGGCGTACAAGTTCATCTGCAGAGGGCCTGTCATCATAGGCATTTACGAGGTCTTCATCCTCAAAATGAGGGTCGCTAAAAATCCAAATTGTACCCTTTTCGCTCCATTTTTGAAATGGTTTATATAGACTATCAATCATTATATTCCTCTCTTTCTTGAATCGTTCCAATAAAATTCTCAAGAACATGCATCCAGTTATCAATATCTTCTGCTTCACTTCGAAGCCCACACGCTTCAACATAAAGACTATCAGCAAAAACTTTCATTTGGTCTATTGCCATATTATTTAGTTGAGGGAAATTCTCCAACAGGTTAGAATATACACCAAGCTCGTAATCAGATAGGCCATAATTCTCAAGACTAATCATTCACCTGACCTCCTGTTCCATTTTTGCTCCACAATCCTCGCAGTATTTTTTAGTAGGCTTATCCCAGCTTCCCTCAGTGGTAATGACAAAGCCACACGCAGAGCAACACCACTCATCCCCACCAAGATGTACCCACCGTCCACGCATCTCTAGGACCACGTCTTCAGAGGGAATTTCATTAATCAATTCTATTGCTTCATACAGCCCCTCACAAATTCTATCGTCCACGCTTTTTCCAGCAATTCGTAATGAGTTATCTAAATCAATACCATACACATCTAACGCGTATTCCTTAATTCGGTTGATTATAGCTTCCTGCCTGATGTATTCAGCCATTATTCAACCTCCTCCTCCTTATCCCACTGCATAATGTCTTCTTCCTCAAAAGGTACACCGTCTATAATATGATTCTTAATCATATCAACAAATACTTCGTTTTCACAACTCTGAAAATCATTGATCATTGCATTTGTTGCCAGCATAATGTACCTTGCATTCTTTACCATAACTCCTCCTTGCGTTATTCATGCCACAGCTTAACTAAGTAGCTGAAATATTTTAATACACCACGGTTACTTGCCCCATGAAACGAAAACAATCGGAACCTGGGTAAATTTCAACTGGCCCAATTTCATTTTCCAGAATATCGGAAGCTTTCTTAAAGTATACATCAAGAAGACGGCCATATTTCTTTTCTTCCTCACTCATAGGAGGTAGAGACTCTTCAGGTACACTGACCATAGCAGTCAGCAGATTCTTTGGAATATTATTCTTATCTCTTTCAGTGAAATAGGTCACTTCTACCAAATTCGTCAGTTCTACTTTATTCATTTTACTATCCATCCTTAAATGTAATACTGTACCTTACCAACACGAGAAAAAATGTTCTCATTCTCCTTCATCGGCATTTCTGCTATCTTCACGGCGTAAGCCTTGCCTTCGTACTCAATGTAGAAATAACCATCGGAAACTGTGCCTGAGCTGTAACCCACATCAAAACCTTTGCAGGCATTCAGGATACGATAGATTCTCTCAATAAGATTTATCATTATGCTACCTCCTTAACGTACACGTTGTTGTAATAATCAGGAATGGTAATCCAACCGTTCTTTTCGTTGTAAGCAAAATAAACCTCATAGAACTTCTTGCATCCAGAATTCGTGTCTACAAGTATTACAATTAACATTATTATTACCATTAATAGGACAAGAAAAACAAGTATTAATCCATCTAGGACAAAGTACCGAAATACCATCAATGCATTTTGCATAGGGATATTGTTCAAAAAGCACACTCTGCCGTGTCTTACGCGGGTGTGCAGCAGACCATTCCTCGACGATCTTAACTGCTTTCTCGGAATTGTAGCCGATATCACCATCAAGGCATGGCATAAGGCTGCCCTCCTTAAACATTCTCTTCCGTTCTTCCAAAAATTTAACAGCGTCCATTATTTCCTCCCTCTACTAATCTCCATCCATTTTTTCTGATAATTCTCTCCATGTTTTCTCTTCCCACAGGATTCATAGTATGAAGATGAAAAAAATATCCAGTATCTACAATTCCTGCCTGCTCGAGCCAGTCCAAAACGCGAATATAATCTCCTCCACCTCCTGCAAAGTCGCCCGCATCATGGTCAAGACTGATGTAGATAGTATCAGTAGCAAAACTTCTCTCATAGGACTTAATAGCAGTAATGGCTTCATTCGTAGAACGCGCCCACAGCCAATCATTACAGGGCGGAGTTCTAATATCATCAACCCAAAGGTACATCAATAATCCTCCTCTCGTGCTGGCTTCGCAATAACATCAGCGTCCCACACATCAATCGCAAAAGCTCTGTCCCGAATATCCTCATCTATATCAAAATTATCAAGAAGCTTGGCCCAGCCTTCAGCAGAAAAATCCGCCTTATGAAGCCAAGTATTATGAACTCTTTGAGTATCTACCATTGGGATTCTCCTTTCTTAGTTATCATCTCCACAAATATCGTAGTTAATATCTACCCAATTATCATAGATAACGATAGGGTCCTCGAGCGTATCCGGCGCGAACTCATAAATTTCGCTGATATCGAAGATGCCTCCGCAGCACCCACAAATAATTTCATTTCTATAAGCAATACCGCCATGATAACGCCCGTTAGTATAATCCCAAAACTTTACCTGGGTAGGAACCTCAAAATAGTTATACTTCATAGTAAGGTCTCCTTTCTCAATACAAGTCAATTCCATCTACAATTTCATCAGATGCCCAAAGATTCTCAAATTCCTCACAGGACTGAATCGCAGGCGTATGGCAACTCATATTACTTAGAGTTTCAAACCACCCTGCTACTACATCACTCTCAATATCCTCAAGAAAAGCGGTCTTTACCTCATAATCAGAATCATGGCGCTTACAAAGCGAATTCAGGAAATAGCTAAGAGAAACACTCATATAATTCTTCCCAAACTTTACCACCACATCTTTGGGGCTATAACCATTGTCAAGAATAATAGCCTTAATCATTTTTGAAACTCCTTTCTCTCTCACTTTCTATATATATTATAGCAGAAAAATATGAAATTTTCAAGTTTTTTTACTAGAATCATAGCAGGTGATAAAGCTTTTGATAGTATTCATTTAGTTCTCCTTTCTAATATAGAAAAATTCAGTATGGCTACCTACATCAATTTGTTCTATATTATCTTCTAGGGAGATAATACGCCAATAAGGAGCTTTGTATTTATGGGAATTAAGGAATTTTTGGATGATTTTGCTAGCTTTGGGTTTGGTCGCGGCGGAACCAATCCATCTCCGTTCGCCATATGTATTCTCGAATTCAACAATATACATTTTTAACTCCTTTTAAATACATCCACCACAGCATCCATATTCCACATTCTCGTTAAATACTTTACCAATTTCCTCAGCATACTTGCGGAACTGCTCAGGAAGCCTATCTACATCAATTTCCCACTCACCTGTACCAATGTCATCATTCAACTGTTCATCGAAAAAAACAAATCCTCCGCTACTCCAAAAGATGTCGTACTTGGGTTTGTCATCAGAATCAAACCCGTAGCCAAAAGTAACAATCTCACCGTCAATTTTCAAAGTGAGATCCCCACGGCACAAATTAGGATAATTACCCGTATAGGAAACAAACTTTACATGATTATTATTCCGCATTTTTCTTCATTCCTTTCTCATTTTCTATATATATTATATAGCTTTTTTAGGAAAATTTCAAATTTATTTTTCCAGAGGAATGGAGGAAGGTAAAAAAGAAAGAGGAAAGAACTCCTCTTTCATTCTTCTAAATCTTCAATCTTCCATTTTGATTCTAAGGGCGGTGAGCTTTGTCTCTTGGCTTCAAGAGACAAAGGTTTTATATCTTTATATATATCTATATAGGGTTCTGACTTTTTGACTTCCTGTCCTGTCCAGTTTTGTCCATCGCGCTAAAACTGTCTAAAAATAATAAAAACTAACTTTTTGACTATAAAAATCACACTTTATTATTTTTATAAAAATAGTA